TTCCCCGCTCCCTAAGAACCGGGACAGGGATGGTTTTGGACCTGCTCTCGCCCCTACCCCTAATCCCTAGTGAGGTTTCGATATTTGGCCACGAAAAATGCGTCCCCTATATATATAGCTAGCCAGAGCAAAAAAAAAAAAATGTCCAGCACCCCCCTTAACGCACTTTTGCCCTCTGGGGGTTACATGAACTCTGGTTTCGTTACACTTTTGAAAATGACTTTGTGTACTCAGTAAGTCTATATATATAAAGGCTTTTTTCGCCGAAGTTACGCGGTTACGGCGGTTACGGGCATTTTCGAGGTTTTTTATTTTTTCTTCTGGCTAGCTATATATATATACAAAGAGCACCGTGAGCCGTGTACCGCGACCTTTGTACCGCCACCCCTGTACCGCCCCCGTCTCCCCCATCTTTGACCCATGCCCCGTGACCGTTGCGGCCTTGTTTGCAGATGTAGTGCGGGGTCTGTTGACAAAGTCAACGTCCGCCCCTTTGGATAAGCTGTTGTTTTTGTTGGAGTATCTGGCGGGTGTTTGCAGATAAAAACGAGACGCCCCGGAAGTACCGGGGCGTCTGTGGGGTCTGTAGGGGGTTGGGTTTGGGTTATTTTTTGGGTTTGGAGGGTGCGAGTTCGGTGGTGTACTTGCGGGTCACGCCATCGGCGGCTTTCCACTCGAACACGGAGAGTCCTTCGTCCCGGGCGTTGGCGAAGGCTTCGCGGAAGCTTTTCGCGGGCGCGGAGTTGCGGCGGTAGATGGGGTAATCGCCGCCTTTGGTTCTCTCGAACCCTACGGGTTCGTCGGAGGTAGCGGACCGGCGGGTTGTGGTGGAGCTGCCAGTTCGTCCCGTGTTTGACGTTGTGGTGGATCGGCTAGATCGGCTGTAGGTTGGCGTTGTGGTGGAGCTGCCAGAGCGGCTGGAGGTTGCCGCGGTTTTTGCGGCGGTGGCGGCCCCGGCTGCAGCACCGGCTGCAGCACCTGACAGGGTTGGTTTCGGGATATTGACGGACGGTTTTACGCGCGGCTTTGGCACGGTGACGGACGCGCGGGGCGAGGGCGTGGCTGCGGGGGCTTTGGGCCGTGTTTTTGGTGCGGGTGACACGCTGGCATAGGCGGGCCGCGCTTCGCTCACGGTGACTTTTGTCGCGGGTGCTTTTTTGGGGGCGACGGGTTCTTTCCGCGCGGCGTTTGCTTTGCGTTGCGCGGCGGTCATTCTTGGGGCTGGGGCAATGCTACGGTCGTAGGTAGTTCCGCGGGGCATGGTTATCTCCTGTTTATCTGAAAGCGTGGGTTAGCGACCTTGTCGTGCGGCGGCTAGGCGAGCCATTGCTGCGAGGCGCGCGCGGGAATCGCTTTGGGACATGGGGGCGTTACTGGGTGCTGGGGTGCTAGGCCCGCCGAGTTGTCCGGGCTGTCCCTGCTGCGCCTGTCTTTGCATTTGTTGCATGCGGGAGATTTGGGCGAACCGCGCTTGGTCTGCGGGGGAGATTTGCGGATTAGCTCCGCGCGCGGCGATGGCGTTGAAGTTTGCGAGCATTTGTTGGTTCATGGGCGTTTGTTGGATTCCGCCGGAGGGGGGAACCGTGGGCCGCGATAGAGTGGGCGGGACGGGGGTCCGTGCTTTGGTTACCGCGTTGTTTTGAGCGGTGGGAGCACTGCCCATAGCCCCGACCTGTCGTGCGGGCATGCTGGCTTTGGCTGGCTGAGGAGCCATTGAGGAACCGGGGGTGACGGGTCCACCCATGTTGTATTTGCGGGTGGCGGGTGCTTTTGCTTTGGCGCTTTTTTTGGCTGGCGCGACGGTTGCTTTTTTAGCCGGGGCCTTTTTGGTGGGTTTGACGGCACCGCCTTTTTTCATGCCGACGGATTCTTCGGGTTTTTTCTTGAAAACGCGGTTTTGAGCGTCTTCCAAGAGTTTACCGAGGAACATTTTCCGGGTTCCGGTGGGTCTCGGGGTGGACGACGTACTGGCGCGAGCGGCGACGGGCGTTGCGGAAGAGGCGGAACGTGTTCTTTGCGAATTGACCTTCGCCTTCATTTCCCGCATGAGTTTACCTTTGAGGGCGGCACCGATGGACATATTGAGATACTCCGGTTGATTTATTCAATCATAGGGGTATCTGGAAGGGGTAACAAGGCGGAAGAGAGGCAGGTGTCAAGTATTCCTTGACACCTGCGGAGGCGATTACTGGGTTTGGAAGAAGAGGAGCATGGCTCCTGCGATGAGCGCGGCGAGGACGGCGTGGACCATGAACCGTGGCGTCTGTTTTTTGGTTGTGACGACGGCATCCGCGCGCAGTGGGCCGTGAGCGGCGCTGGGTTTTACGGGCTCGCTGGGCGTTGCGACGGGGGCGTCGGGTATGGGTTTGATGTTCTTTTTCATCCAGTTTTGGACTTCGGATTTGCGCCAGAGGTTAGCGGGCGGACCGCGCTTGGCGGACCGCTTTATTTTTTCGGGTTGTGGGAATTCGCCGAGTTTGACGCGGCGATAGATAGTGGGTTTGGAGACGTTGGTGAGTTCACAGACTTCGTTGATATCGAGGAGATCTTTCACGAGGGCTCTCGGTAAGGGTTGGGATGAGAGAATATGGGACGTTATCGGATCGTGTCAACGATTAACCGGCGAGGATTCTTTTCCACGCGGCTTCGATGATTTTGATTTGTGGCTCGCTATTGGAAAGCTGCGCGAGTTGGGTGGCATAGGCGTGGAGGACCGCTTCGACGGTGGCGACCGCATCTTGCCATGAGGGTGAATTTACGTTCTTGGTTTCCATGTGTTTACCTCCGCGTACCAGTTTCCGTTCCGTGATTCGCAAATTTGGACGTTTATCCATTCATCGGTTTGGGTTTGTAGCCACTGTGCGAGTTCTTCGCGCTTGATGCTCAGATTGGCTTTTACCCATTCGGGTGCCGCGTCGCGTGGTTTCTTGGCGACGAGTCCGTCAACGAATACTTTTTGGTTTTCCATAAATCACCCAAAAAAAAGCCCCCAGCCGTAAGGAACGGACTGGGGGCAAGCAACAACGGAGCGTGGCATGGCTGCCACGTGAGGAACTGTACCAGAACGTATGGGAAAAGCAACATGTAATCGCATACTGTTAAGGTTGCAGGGGTTCTTTGCGTTCGACGCGTTGAGCTTTGTACCACTCGAAGACGAGGCGCAGTTGGCCGCCGATAGTACGGCCTTCGAGTTTTGCGACATCTCGGATCTCTTCATAGACTTCGCGTGGGAGTAGCACGCTTTTCCATCGGGTTGTATCCACTGGGTTTCTCCCAAATAGCAGATGCGATAGTATAGGATTTTATGCCATGTCGCAATTTGCTATTTGGCTTCGCCCCACGACGGACCGATTTCGATATCGCATTTTGACGGGACATCGAGGGGGACGGCGCGCGTCATGATTTCGGATATTTCGTTTGCCTCTTCGAGACTTTTGACCGAGACGGCGATTTCGTCGTGGATCTGGATGAGGGGTACGTGACCCCTCTTGTACAAATCGACCATCGCTTTTTTGGTCATGTCGGCAGCGGAAGCTTGGATCAAGCGGTTGAGCCCTTTGTACGAGTAGGCGCGCTTGAGCCGCGTGGTGGCACCGTAGGTTTCGATGGCTTCACGGTACGGCAGCGCTTTATTCATCGCAAAGCTGTCGGGCTCCCAGAGGTCGAACCGGCACTTGCGTCCGAGGATCGAGCGCAGTGAGCCGCCAGACGCTTTCTCGTTGAGGCGGTTCATGACACCGTTCATGAGACCTTTCACGAAGGGGACGCGGTCGTGGTATTGGCGGACGAGACCTTTGGCTTCTTCGACGGAGATGTCGAGCTGCTCGGCGAGTTTGTTCACGCCCATGCCGTACATCATGCCGAGGTTGATGGTCTTGGCCTGTTTCCGTGGAATGTTAGCCATCTCGGCGACCATCGTATGGAAATCGGTGGACGGATCGGTTTGGTAGGCGCGGACGAAATCGGCTGCACCTTCGAGCGGGATGCCACGCATCTGACCAAAGACGTGGGCGTAGTGGACCAAGATCCGCGGTTCTTGTTGCGAGAAGTCGATGGCTGCCCACTGTTCGTTTTCTTCTGGCAGGAACAGGGATCGGATCATGGGTCCGAGTTCAGGATCGCGGGCCGGGATCTGTTGCAGGTTTGGATTGGACATTGAGATACGTCCCGAGACGGTACCCCCATCATCAGAACGGATTTGATTGATATGAGCATGTATTCGGCCATCACTGTGGCAGTGTTTCATGATGCTATTGATGAACGTGCCGGACGTTTTATTCAGGTTCCGCGCTTGGACGATGAGCTTCGCCAGCGGATGCTGGTTTTCGGACAGGAACGATTTGGTGAAGCTCGGTGCGCCTTTCTCAGTTTGTGGGTAGTGGATACCGATTTTGTCGAAGGCTTGTGCGAGCGACTGCGCAGCCCAGATTTCCACGTTGGTGCCGACGATATGCTTTATTTGTTGAAGGACTTCTTTCTCCCGCTTCAGGAGAGCATCCCGAGTCCGTTCCACCCGCTCTTGATCGACGCGAACACCGCGCATCGTCATATCAACGAGGCATGGCAGCAGATCCAGTTCGAGGTTCGTGATCGGCCACAGATCCTCTTTGGAAAGTTGGCCGGAGAAGTAGTTCCAGAGTTCGAGGGTCAGCTCAGCATCCGCTTCGGCGTATGGGCCGACATACATGGCGGGCATTTTCCACATTTCGGCTTTGGGATCGATGCCGAACTCCCGCGCCGCTTCCACTAGTCCCTTTTCAGATTTGGTTTTGTTGAGGTAGTCGTACGCGAGGGCGTTGAGACTGTAGCTGAATCGGTTCTCGTCCAGCAGCGAGGCGACGACCATCGTATCGATGACTCTGCCGTTGACGGTGAAGCCGGACGCTCGGATCCAGCCGAGGTCATACTGGGCGTTATGCATGATCTTGTCGGCGGGGCACTCGAAGACCTTTCGGAGCCATCGCGAGACTATTTTCTCATCGAGGTTGCCGCCACCGAGGTGCTTGATCGGAAGATAGGCGGACCAGCCATCGACGGCTACCGCGTAGCCAACAATGTGACCATCCCCCGTTGGCCAGCCCGGGCCGTTCGTTTTCAGGTTGGGGTCTTTGGTTTCAACGTCGATTGCGATCTTGGTGGCGTTGGTGATGTCGGGGAGTTCGAGCGGTGGAACCCATTCGCTTTTTGGCGCGAACATGGCGAGTTGTAATTTACCCATGCGAGTCTCCCGTGTTCAATTCCGAACCGAGGGCAATGTATCCGACCTTGTCCACCCACGAATCCGGCTGATCCATCGTGGTCAATAACCGGCTTGTTTTCAGCCAATCCATCATCAGCGCCACGTGGGCCGCGGTTATTTGACCGTGGCTTGCAATAGCGGCTTTGGCGATCATGTCCCAGCCGCAAGCGATGCGATTAAAACTCTGTTTAACGTCACCGTAGTCTTTCTGTCGCGGCCCGTTGATTGTCTGCAGCGCGGTCTGCAGCAGGGTTTCTCGGTTCACAGATCGTAGCTCCTCGTCACGTCTTCAGCTTCCACAATGTACAGGGTTTGTCTTGCGCGGGTAGCGCCGACATAGAATACCCGGTGCATATCGTCCGGGTTGATTCGCATTTCGTTGTCTGCGGCAGGGCTCAGGTCCGTGAACAGTACGACGTTATCCGCTTCCCCGCCTTTAGCTCCGTGGATCGTGGACGCTGTGATGCGGGGTGCGGCATTGAATTTCTCGCCTCGTCGCAGCAGCGCGGTGATGTAGGCGCGGTCTGTTTCTGGCAGTTTGTCCATTGCTTCTGACCAGATCATGTTCGAGGTGGCGAGCAATCCGTGGTGATCCACGAGCTGTTGCATGGACAGCAGGTCGGAGTCGTCTACGCCCGGGAGCTTTTTGTATCCGCGATGGATCCGTGTGCCGAGGGACATGAACCCATAGATTTTCTTGGCAACGTCGCCTGTGACTTCGCGGCCTTTGCGCAGTTGTTCCCAGCCGTTGACGGCGTCTGACAGTTTCTCGCCGATGCTCCGATGTCCGCGGTAGTTGAACAGGTAGCCGCTTGATTTGAGGTCGGCGGCGACGGGATTCAGGTGATACCCGGCTTGCGCGAGGATGAGCCATGAGCCGGAGGTCATGTCGAGCGAGTTGATCGTATTGATGCGTTGGACCTGCCCGCGTTCTTCCCGAGGTAGGTAGCGCTTCGGGAAGCGGCGATTAATTCGTCGCACGGTGTTTTCTGCGATTTTGTGGACTTCGGCGGGGATGCGATAGGACTGCGAAAGCGTCTCGCTGCCTCCCGGCAGGTTGATGAAATGGTCCACGTCGGCTCCGGCCCAGCGGTAGATAGCTTGGTCGTCGTCTCCTGCGGCGTACATCCGTTTGGATTTGGCATCGAGGATGTGAGCGATGTCCCATTGCAACGGACTGAGGTCTTGGGCCTCATCCAGAAAGATGAGATCGAATTCGGGACAGTATCGGTCGGGCTGGCGGATGAACTCATCGAGCAGATCGGTGAAGTCGTAGAGTCCCATCCGAGCTTTGTAATCAGCCAAACACTTGGCCACGTAGTGGACCGTGTTCCAGTCGGCGGCGATGCCGCTGGCATTGTACTGTTGGCGCAACGGTACTTTACGCAACCGCGCCAGATTGATCAGGCTGAGAATCGGGTCGTTGCTGGAGACAAGCGACGGCAGATCATCATCGAAGTTCCCGGCTTTGGCACCGCCCAACGGGACGCCGATGGCATTGCCAAGTTCCCTGTAGTTCTGTTCGCGCATGATTTGCTCTGCGCGGATATCGGTCATGGCGAGCGCCAGCGAGTGCAGCGTCCGGAAATGAATCAGATCCTTTTTAGGATCCAGCCCGAAGCGCATCGCCGCGCGCTCTTTCGCCTCGTGGGCGGCTTTTCGGGTGAAGGCAAGAAACGCGATGCGGTGCGGAGAAACCCCTTGTGACAGGGCTTCATCCAGCATGTTGAGCAACGTGGTCGTTTTGCCCGTGCCCGGAGGTCCGAAGATTCTAAACACGACCGCTCTGTTGCTTGCGGACGATCTGCCGAATGCGCTCTCTGCTCAGCTCAAACCGGCGTCCGATGGCGGCGAACGTCATTTTCTGGACGGACCAGAGAGCAAAGATCTCTTGGTCACGCAATTGGTTCTTCGAGGTCAAAATGGGGCCTCCTCTGATCCGAATTTCGGCGTCTTGATTTCCACGTCAGCGTTCTCAAACGCGGGGATCTTCCAGACGCGCACCGCACGCCCTTTGATCTTCAGGACAACGCTTTCACCGCTGATGTCGCGCAGCCGCTGCGCAATCTTGTGCGACTTGTATTCAAAGAACTTGTTCTTGCGCAAAAACGCTTCAAAGTCCTTGAGACGGAAAAAGGTGGTGCCTTCTTCCTCGTCGGTCCACGGACGACGGAGCAGGATCTCTTCTTTGTCCTGCGCTTGCTGAAGGTGGCGGCAGAACTCTTCCAGATAATCGTAAAACTGCCCGCTGACGCTGGCGTCCTGCGCCACTTCGATGATGGCGCTTTCGTTATCACGCATCTCAGACAGCAACGTGCTGATGCGCCCTTCCCATTGCTGCCGTGCGACCGAACGAGGCATGAAGTTCAATTGCTCCATGCAGGCGCGCTGGAACGTCATCTGATTCATCAACGCGTCGGTGTCCAGTTCTAGCGGCTCACCGTTCACGTCCATGAACCAGACCGGGGGCGTCGAGTTGTATTTGCGCAGGTTGGCAATCGTGGCTCCCGCGACTGCTGCGCCGATACCGAACTTCCGCGTCCGACAAAGCTCTTTGTTACAGTGCGCGTTGATAGGCGCGTCGCTGCATTTGTAGGCGTAATCCTTGCGCTGAACCTGCTTTGCGACGACATTCACCTCACCTAGCGGCAGGGGAGGGGACAAAAACTCCATATTGTGGCGCAGGATCTCGGACTCCCACGAATCCGGATGCGCCTTGCGCAGATAAACACCCAAATTAAACAAGCCGTTGTTACGACCGCCTTCGCTGATTCCCATCTTGCAAAGAATCTGTAAACACGGCGGACCATCGCGCAGCAATTCTGTCTCACCGCTGCTCGTCGTCTGCAGCTTGATCACCTGCTCGGGGGTCTGGGCAAACCGCTCGTGCAATTCAAAAAATTCTTCGAGCGTCGCGGACGATCCGTCGTCCAGAAATGCGTATCGCAGTCCGTTCTCGTGATCGTAATACGGCAGGTTGAGAAAATTACCGACATCGCCGCGGTCCAGATGCAGCTTTACCTGCTTGGGAAAAATCTCACTTTCGCCATAGCCAAGGGCCGCGGACATATGCTGAAGCGCCTTCTGCATGTCTTTCGCCTCAACCCATTCGGTGGCGAACAGAAAGCAGTGCGCTCCCCCACTCTTTGATCGGCATACGACCAACGGCAGATTCATCCGCCGTATTTTGTCGATCAGCATCGCGTGATCCAGCGGGTACTGATCGATATCGATGCACCCCCAGACGCAATTGTTATCTTCGTTGATCGGGATTATGCCAAGCCCCGCCCCTTTGCCGCTCAGGTGGTTTTCCCAATGCCTCGTGGTCCGTGGTTCGCGGAGCACGCCTGCTTTGCCTTTGGTTTTACCCGTGGCAGCCGTTTTCTCGATGAGAAAATAACCGTGCGCCTCTTTGAGTCCGTCAAAGATGGCCGCAAATTTTTGTGCAGACGACATGGATGCTCCCTAGAGGACGCGGCGGGTAGGGCCCCCGCCGCAGCGTGACTTCATCAGAACGGGGTATCGCTGAGCACGTCGTCGTCATCCGTGTGCTTCACGACAACGTCGCCCGCGAGAATCGACTCTGCGAACATCTTAGCCCGAACGTACAGGTTGGCGTCCGTGATCGGACCTTCGACCGACATCTCCCAGCCGTGCCACGACCCTTTAGAGTTTTCCTCTTGGATCGTCTTCAGCAGATAAACGTGGCTGAAGCGCGGCGGGGTGAAGGGGCCGTTCTTGCCCATCATCTGCCGTGCCGCCATCATCGAATTCCACTTCCGGCTCTTCTTGAGCTGGGTGGACTTCATGGCGATCAGCGCCGTCTCGGCACCGCCATCCTCATTGAGCAGCACCACGAAGTGCTGGTGCGTCTCCTCGATGTATTCGCCCTGCCCATCGACAACGTAGTCCTTGTTGTCCTCCTTCGAGCGCTGGGTTTCAGGGCGCTTGTCCGTGGCTTCGTAGATGGCTACCGGCGCACCCGTGCCAGCGCCTCTGGGAGCCCACTGGATGAATCGGCGCTGGTACGCGCAGGGGATGACACGGATGCCGTCCTTGCCCTTGTACAGCGCCCCGGTGACGGTGTTGTAGATGTCGCCCTTCCGAGCGTTCTCGTTCGTGTCGAGGACCGGGTCGTTGCCCGACAGGACTTTCAGGAACGGGAGCGCAAGATCCTCTTGCCCCATGTTCTCCATGCCGCGACCGGCATCGGCCTCAAACACACTGACATCGAACTCGATTACGTCCGTGGACGCTTTTTTTGCAACGTTGCTCATTTCACTTCCCTCGCTTGACTACGGCCCGCTGACCAACCCACGCTCCAAAAAGCTCCATCGGAAACTCGTCCCCGTTCTCGACGCGCTCTTTTACGAAAGCGCGCAGGGTTTGCGGGTGGATCTCCGTCTTCTGCTCTGGAACGTATCCCTGCTGCTGAGCAAACGCGGCGAATGCGCTTGCCTGATCATCCTCTCCCCTGCCGAACTGGCAGAGCACGGTGTTTTTGATGATGTCGTCGTACCCGTGGTCGCGCAGCCAGTTGTACGCCGACTCTCGATTGTTGACGAGAATCGACGCACCGTAGGTCTGCTTGACCTCGACGGTCGAGCCATCTTCCAGCTTGAAGCTGCTGATACCGACCTCGGCGAGCGCCGAAGGCAACTCCTCGTCGGTGAGCTTCAAGAGCTTGTTCTTCTCAAGCTTCAATTGATCTTCGAGAGAGTTGATCGTTTCTTCAGTATCACGGATGGCGCGCGCAAGCGTGGCGACAGTAGCCAAACCCTCCTGCGGCACCCGCTCCACCGAATCGAGCGTTTGCTCGAAATCCGATTCCATCAAACGAGTCAAATCATCATTCATCGTGGTCTCCTTCGTCGTTGAGGCTCGGTAGAGCCTTGACAATTTCCGATAATATCGTATATCCTGCGCCTGTCAAGCCCTTTTGTTTTGGAGCCCCGATGCAGACGTACGAATTCAAGACTCGTCCTTTTGATCACCAGCGGCGGGTGTTACAAGACTCGTGGGCCGCGGAGCACTTTGCGCTGTTCTTGGAGATGGGGACAGGCAAGTCGAAGATCGCGGTTGATACGATGGGGTTGTTGTTCGAGGCGAAGCAGATTGACGCGGCTTTGATTGTCGCGCCGAAGGGTGTGTATGACAACTGGGTCAAGGCGGAGATACCGACGCATTTACCAGATCGGATTGATCGCCGCGTCCTTCGGTGGAGCCCGAGCACGACGAAGAAGTACATGGAAGAGCTTGAGGACTTCGTTACTGTAAAGCCCGAGCAGCGGTTGTTGAAGGTGTTCGTGATGAACGTCGAAGCGTTCTCGACCGACCGCGGGGTGCAGGTAGCGAAAGCGTTCGTGGTACACAATCCCAACAATATTCTGATCGTGGACGAAAGCACGACGATCAAGAATCGCAAAGCGCAGCGGACGAAGGCTTTGGTAAAGCTGCGCGAACGGACCCGGTTCCGGCGGATCCTGACGGGCAGCCCGATTACCAAGAGCCCGATGGATCTGTACGCTCAATGTGAACTTTTGAAGGATCGTTGCTTGGGCTTCAGCAGCTTTTTCAGCTTCCAGAGCCGGTATGCCAACGTGCAGCAGCGAACGATGGGCCATCGCAGCTTCCACCAGATCGTGGGGTATCGACGGCTGGACGAGCTTTCTGAAACGCTGGACAAATTCAGCGTCCGCGTGCTGAAAGAGGATTGCCTCGACCTGCCGCCGAAGATTTATTTGCGCCGAAACGTCGAGCTGACGCCAGAGCAGGACCGCTTGTACACGCAGATGAAAAAGCTTGCGCTGGCGAAACTCGATAGCGGTGAGTTGTCCACGACGGCGAGCGTGCTCACGCAAATCATGCGGCTACAGCAGATTTGCTGCGGGCATTTTCAGCCCGACGACGGCGATATTCAGCCCATCAAGAACAACAGGATCAGCGAGTTGATGGACGTGATCGAAGAGGTCAGCGGCAAAGCCATCATTTGGGCTACGTACACCCACGACATCTTGTTGATTTCGGAGACGTTGAAGAAGGCGTACGGTACCGATGCGGTCGCGGTCTATTACGGCGGCACCGAGCAGGACGAGCGTCAGCAGATCGTCAGCCAGTTCCAAGATTCAGAAAGTCCGCTGCGGTTCTTTGTCGGCCAGCCGCGCACGGGCGGTTATGGGATCACACTCACGGCGGCGACGACGGTGATCTACTACAGCAACAGCTACGACTTGGAAATCCGGCTACAGTCCGAGGACCGCGCGCACCGGATTGGGCAGCAGAGCAAAGTCACCTATATCGACCTCGTATCGCCCGACACGATTGACGAAAAGATTCTGGAAGCGCTGAAAAGCAAGATCGACATTGCGGGTCAGGTTTTAGGCGAAGATGCGAAGAGCTGGCTCGCTTAGGCCGAACACCCGCGGGTTGGAATGGCGAGGGGGAGCGCCCCGCGGGGTCGGCTGATACAGAAGGCTACTCTTATTTTTTCAATCGTCAAACTCTTTCGATTCCGCCTCTTGGATGAACTCCCGCAGTTTTTGCGTTTGTTCCACCAGTTGATCCAAAGAAAGCTCAATCCGACGCAACGAGATGCGCGCTTGGCGTTGGCCCGAGGACCGCGATAAGTCTTGCTTGGTCAAAGAATTCATTTCGCTGAAAGCGTCAAACATCGCAAACCGCATAGCCACTCTTGGATCGTACGCAGTAGACATTCTTTCCCCCTACCAGCCTTTTTTCAAAAGCCACTCTTGTGCTTGGTCTTCCGTTTCAAACGTCTGACCTTGCTCTTTGTATCCGCTGTGGCAGTCCGCGCACACGAGGCGGTGAGAAACGGCTTTTTCGCCGTTTCTGTCCGCCGCTTTGGTCATCAGTGTATACCCGGCATCCAAAGAGTCTACTGCATGCCCGCATGTCAGGATTATTCTCATGACGTTATCTCTAGCATGATGGTATCAAGCACGTCTTTACTGAACTCGTCCAGTTGCCCTGCGGCATGAATATGACGGATCACGTCAAGCATTTCTTCGTGCTCAAAGTACAGCTTTCTCAGCATGCTGGCCGCATCTTCCAGCTCGGGTTCACCCGTAACATCGGCTTGGTTTTCGAGCCACCGGGAAAGCCATAATGCATCTCTTTTCATTGTGCTGCTCCTTGTCGCGGTCTGAATCGAATAGTGAACGCGCGCGGTTGACCTTTGGTGAATTTACGGCTTACTTCGTTGGAGTAAGCAGATTCTTCCAGTTCTATAGAAGTCGCGGTCATTACAAAATACCACGTACCCGACAACCCGCTGATCGTATGCTCTCGGGCATCCGGCGTGATCGTCACTTGCTGCGTGTAATTGCCCGGCTCCTGTCCGTAGTAAAGCGTGTATGACAGGATCTCCGATGCGGGAAGTTCCATTCCATCCACATAAAAGTCGGGTGGAGTCCATTCAATCACTGCGGACGCGGCATGCGCGACCGATGTCAACACCATCAAACCCAACGCTATAACTTTTTTCATTCCTGTTCTCCTCGTTTACGTATAGCCGCTGCCAGAAAATTCACGACGAACGGCACGAGGCCAAGTCGGAGCCGAGCACGCTCGATAGTCTGAGCACACGCCTCGCGCTCCACTTCGACAGCTTCTAACACCACCGTCACAACCAAATCCTTCAAAGGCTGCGCCGTAATGCTGCCGTGTTTTGAAATCAGAGCTTCGATGTCGTCTATTGTCATTATTGCTGCCCCTTTTCTCCGATGTGTTCGAACGGCGATCCGTGAACTGTCGCACGCACGTCTTTAATAAGCGCGTGAGCGATCACTCCACCTGTTTGAAAAGCCTTGTCGAAAACCTCTACTCGCTTCGCACACTCCTCACGTTCTGCTGCGGCGACGAGAGCGGCGAAGCATTCAAATCCTTTCAGCCAAGGGCTTTTCTCACAAAAGTATTCAAACCCAGCCTCTTTCGCCATGCGAATAATGTCTTCACGATTCACTTGAGGATCTCCCGCTCCAGAATCTCGACCATCTCACCAATCTCCTCGATCAGATAATCAGGCGTCTTTGTGTCCCGATAGATTCCGATTGCTTCAAGCGCCGAAAGAAGACGCATCAGGCGTAACAGTTCTTGCTTGGTCATTTTCTTCTTCCTCCCTCGGGGTCCAGTACACCAGAACAAACGCGCCACACTCATGGCAGGATAAATTCGTCACGATGTCGTGATCGCCGTCATCTTCTGCATCGTCATCGCCGCCCCAGATCAAATCGCTCAGACAGCTATAGCACCTCATTCCACATGCCTCCACGTCTGCCGCGTCACTATGGACTCAATGGCTCGTTTGCTTACGTCGAACTTCCGCGCCAGCACGCGATAGCTAAGCTCCGGGTGAAGCTGGCGGATCAGGCGCACGTCGTCGGCTGTGAGCCGTGAGCGCCCGTTCAGGCTTCCGAAGCAAGCCATTGTCTCGTGTATCTCCACCCGTTGATCCCCTCCGCAGCGCTTATGCGCATCCGCGCATAAAATGCCGCCGCACCGCCTTCGATCTTGCCAAGGTGCTCCGCGGTCGCCACTATTTTTGCTTGCTCCCTTGCCGCCTTACGCGCTTCGCGCTCGTATTTGATCTTGACGGCCTTGTCCTTCAACCCGGAGCGGCTAATCCAATTGGTGACCGTGTGCCGCGTGACGTTAAGCTCGGTTGCGATCTCTGCGCTGTTCATCGTTTCCAGTAGCTTTGTCAGCACATCCACGCCGGGGAACTTCCGATTCGCGGGCGGCGGTTTGCGCTTAGCTTTTGACCGCGCATTAGCCATCGCCACTTCCCAAAGAATCGGGACAGCGGTTTCTTTGTCTTTCTTCCGACTAGCCACGAATTGCTCCCCAAATCCAATCAACAATCCACGCGACGACGACTAAAACAGAAAAACCTACCCACGAGACGACGATGTACATCGCTATCTTCTCGCGCTTTTCTTGTTTTTTATCGATTTCAGGCTCGTCCATCATGACTTCCTTTTGCTCCTTGGGTCGCTTTCTAACCCCTTCGTCAAGTACAGCAGGATCTGGTTGACGAGGGAGCGCATGTCCTCGTCGGCGAGCTTTCTCAATTGCATCTCAAGCTCGTGAGGCAAGCGGATGGTAAGGTAGCGATCTTTCTTCAATGCGTTTCTCACGTTTTCGCACAAAATAGTGCAGCGCGCACAGATTCGCACAAACGGCGAGCGCGCTCAACTAAAACGTGATGAAATGTGGGAAAAGGCGTGCCCGGAATGAGCACGCCGTCTAGACAAGAAGGATCAGCCCTGCATCAAGCTGCCAATACCGAGCAGTTCGCGATCCTCTGGGAACAAAGCTGCAAACCGAGCCCTGTCCACCGGCCCTGATGATTGAATGGGTGGTCTTTGTGGGACCGCAGAGGACAGTGGTACAGGACTCGGTGCAGCTCCGACACCCGGCGTGGGAGGCGGGGCGGTCGGAACGGGAGCCTCTTGTGGAGGCGCATTGTTTAAGTTCTGTTGTTGCAGACGCTCGCGAAGTTGCTGCTCAACGGCAGAACGGTCTTCTGGCAGACCCGGGAACCCCATATACGGTGTTTCCGTGCCGCGATCTTCTTCCTCAAAGGTTTCGCGTGTTACTCCGGACTGCGAGCCAGTAGCCATTCTAAACCCTTGCTCACCCATCAACCGAAGAATCCGCTGGTATTGACGCGCACGTCCGGCGTCCGTGCCGGGTCGCTGCATCAATGCCGCAGTTAGCTGCGGGTTTGTAAACACCATGTCGATGGCTTCCAGACGCTTGACTTGGGGCATATCGTTAATCAAGCGCCGCAGTTCCCGCGCACCTACCCCGGCTGCCGAAATGCTACCGGGTCCAGTTCCGCCAACCGCGCCAAAGGCTCGGGTACCGCCTGCCGAACCCAAAATACCGACATAGAAGTCCATCATTGGGCCCGCCTGAGCCGCAAAGTCTGGATCGTTCAATTTTCCAGCAGCGTCGGCGGCTTGCATACGCACCATTTGTTCCGACATAAATTGAATGCGTTTGCCCAAGGACTCGTCAAAGACGTTATATCGCTCTGCGATGTCCATCAAAGACGTTCGCGGGTCATTGGGCAGCGGTCGGTACAAAGTGCGGTAGAAGACCTGCGGGTTAAACGCGTATTCTCCGCCAGCCTCCATGTAGGCATATTCAAGAACCGCGGTCCGAAAACCCTGATTGACTTCGTCCTCCGTTAGCTCGCTGTTGCGGATAGCGTCTTTTCGGCTTTCCATGAGGCGACGTTTGCGAACGTTATCGACACCCATGCGACGCAAAGCAAACAGGTTGTTGAAAGCCCTAACGGGGTTTTCCGAAGTAAAGGCGTCGCCTACGGCAACTATTGGAGAGGTGCCGCCGATAAGCTGCGACAAATATTTCTGGTTGAGAGCAATCTTGTTGGCACGACTTTCCATAACGCGGAACATGTCGAGAGTGCGCTGTGCGGTAGCGGCATCGGCAAGGTCCACCTTCAACTGCGGAAATACTTCCAACAGGTTTTGGTTTTTAGATTTCCAGTCATCCAAAGCTTGTGCGTTAACAACGGTGTTAGTTTTACCTGTCCGCGGATCAAATATTTCCCGAGAGGCTACTTCACGGAGACCCCGTAAATAGCTGTCCACCAAGTTGTTGACCGTCGTAAACACCGGTTCGCCGCCCGACGCGGCTTCGTTCATGTAGTTTTTAAGGCCTTGCGAATCTGCCCATTCGGCCATGCCCTGCAACTGGCGCACACGAGATAGCGTGACGCTTGGATTTGCCCGGATATACGTCTGGAACGTTACTTCGGCAGGAAGACGCGGGGCACCGGTACGGGTGTTTGCCGCAGTTGGTCCAATAATGGTGCGTGAAAACACGTCGTGACGGGCGCGAGTATACGCGCGGGCCACGTCATAAGCTTCGCCAAACCCGCCTTGATCCAGATCGTCCGCAATAGCTTCTGCCAATTCGCCTACGCGACGGCCCATGTTTGCTGTTTCGGGCTTCGCGGAGAACCCACGAGCCAAGTCGAGCATACGGCTACGAACCTCTGTCAACCGCAGCGCATCAATAGGCACGGTTTCGTCTGCGGACTCTCCGGACTCTGCGGCGCGGAGCGTAGCCCGTGTTTCGGCGGTTGCCTGCACACTTGCTAGGTCCGCCATTTGGTCCAAGGCTGCCGCCAAGCGTCGATCGCTGTTTGTGACCGTGCGGTTATCACTGGACAGTGCGGCTTCGCGCTGCGCTCGGAAAAAAGCTGCTTGTTCCGAAAGTGGCAAATTTTGGCCGTCCGCAGCAATGCGTTCTAGTTGTGCCTCGCCGGGATACCCCGACAAGCGCGTAACGGCGGTTTCCACCTTAGTACGGTAGCGCGTAATAGTATCCAGTTCAGCGTCCGAATACTGAGGTGCGGGTGTCAGACCCAGATCGCGACGTGCCGTGTTGATGAAATCTGTGATTTGAGGAATATTGCGTTCAAATTCACGCTGAAGCGCAGGGTCTCGGAAAGAGATTGCTTCCCATGCCTTCAAAAAGTTAGGCAAGTCGTCGGGAGTGGCGTTTGGGCCAAGCGGCTGGATTACGTCAACATTGCCGACTTGGTTCCAAAGCTCGCGTTCACGGGCACGCGAAGCATCAATGCTGTCTTCAACAATCTTGAAAAGCTGCTCAGATAGTTCTTGCTCCGTTTTAGCGCCAGTCTGCCCGGGTTGTGCGCGCAAACGCTCGTTTGCTTCCAAAACGTTGTTTATCCGAGACTGCAAGTTTGTGCGCAGAACGTCGTCAAAAATAGACTGTCGCAAAACAGCGGCTTGGCGTAGCGAATTTTGGTCGCCTTGCGAAATCAGGCCCTTAATAAAACTATTCATGAACCGATACGACGCGTTTTCAGCCTGTTTACGCGCGGCATCCAAGGGCCGAGAGCCCGGCGCTTTGGTCGCTTCAATCGCCATAATTAGCGGATCGCCGCCGCGTTGCGCTGCGGTGAAATTAACGCCCGGAAAAGCCTCTTCGAGCTGACGGGTCATCTCCGGACTGGTCAGATTAGAAACAAGCTGATCGTATTGTTCCGGAGTTCCGTAGTCCGCATAAAGCTGGTTGATGTTCTCGAACAAACGGCGCTGGTTATTGTTTATCACCCCGCCAACAACGTCTGGCCCACCTTCTGTTCTCAACGAAGTTACAACGCGAGGCACCGCCCGCAGGATTGTTGCGGCCAGCGTATTTGCACCAATAAGTTCGCCTGCCAACCGCGGGGCGGTCTCCCCCGGGTACATTTGTTCCGCTTCGTAAGCCCCTATCGCTGCGCCTACCCCCGCCGAAGATTCTCCAACAGCGGTCAAAACAGGTGCTTCGCGGGCCGCGGTCCCTGTTTTGCCCAGCATGTTCTCCAACCCTGTAACGATGCGGGTCGCAAGAGGTACGGGGGCATCGGCGGCCAAGTTGTTTAGCAGGTTCCGCCCGTAGAGGTTTACGCTTCTAGGGATCATGTACGGCATGATCCCACCTCCGGCAAAACCTCCGAGGGTCCGATATGCTTCGTACTCAGCGCGCTGGTTTGGCGTCACTACAATATCTGGGCCAAGAACCTGTTCTTCGATCTCGTCCCCCGCCAGATAAGTCAGACCTGCGGCACCTAGCCCGGCAAGTGTCGTTGCTACTAGAGCCCCGCCCACCGCCCACGGATTTCCGGTAGCTCCTGCCGCTGGAATAAGACGGCTTCCCGTCAAACCCGCTGCGCGGACCCCGGCATAGGTCGAAGGTGCCGACTTGGCTACTTCAGTCAAAAACGGACGGGCAAAAGGTGCCTCTTCCGCATTACTGAACATGATTGCAATCTGATCGTCGGTTCGCGCGCGTTGAACCGGATTTTTTACATCCCGCGTAGACGGGATAAAATTCAAGATGCCTGCAGTGCCGTTGCGAAGACCCTCGTAAGTCAAAAAGTTGGGGTCTTGCTGTATGCGATCTTCAAAGTCACCTTGAAACGTAGCGACCAAGTCCCGGGCAAACGCTTCGCCCGGGTTGTCAAAGTTCATCCGAAAATCGTCCACCACTTCCGGGGTTACGATAACCGGATCAATCGTGATGTCTTCTTCGGGGGCCGGTTGCGGAGTAGGCGTGTCTGCCATTTATTCCCCCTATCGATAACTGCTGCTGCGCGGCAGTGTGCTTGTTCTTGGCGCAGTCATAGAACGGTCCGATGCCGCATCGCTGAGCGGTGTACCGCTAATAAACCGGTCGTAAACCGAAACGGCTGCGGTAGTTTCTGCCAGCAAGCGTTCGACTTGTGATTGCAAAGTACGCGCCCCCGTGATTGTTGCACGGTCGTACAACTCAGGGCTCGTTATGACAAGCTGCGCATCATTCCAACTCGAAGCCAAGGCATTACGCGTTGTAACAAGCGCGTCGCGGGCACTGTTGTCGGTTTTGAAAGACCCCGGACGGAATTTGTTAACTTCTTTTTCAAGAAGGTTTGCATCCAGCGCAAAGATACGGCCATCCGTGCCGCCGCGGATAACTCGCATGACTTGGTTCGCCAAACGATCAAGCTGCGTGTCGGCTTCCGACGTAATACGTCCGGACTCTCCAGAATAGCCGCTGCCGCCAAAAATCGGCTGGAGTTGACCGGCCATCATGTTGAAGGCGCGTGTAACGCCCGAGGTCCAGTCTTGCGATTTAGTGAGGTCAACGCCGGTAATGATGAAAGTCGGATCGTTCTCAAAGGACGAAAAATCAATCGTGCCATCTTCATTGAACCGAACGCGGCCCGGCGTTTGCTCGGTCGGAGAGGATGATGCCGGAGCCCCGATTTGAGGCCCGCCAACATCAGCACCCAGCGTTGGAGTAGGCAATCCGAGTTCGCGACGCTGACGGATAACGTCCATAACCGGCTCCGAGAGCCGTACTGCGGGCATAAGCACTTCGCGGCCCTCGGTTTGATCCCAAACTGGACGGGATTGAGTTGCCAACGTGAGCGTGTTGGTAAGCAGCGCCGCTTGGTTTGGATTGGATTGGTCCAACGTGCCGTTTGCGTAGGCTGCCATAGTCTCTTCGTCGGAGACCAGCTCCAAAAAACGTGCGTTGAAGCTGCTGCCCAGCGGACTTTCAGATCCGCCAGCAAGATCATCCATAGTTGGCGTTGAAACCGGCAGGTAGTTTTGGCCCAAAGCGTTTGCTTGATCGCGACCTTCTTTGGTTCCAACGTCGATCCGGAGTGTGTCGTTTGGGTTGTTTCGGTTTACAAACACCTTGATGTTTGCTTGTCCGGACGTTGCGTCGCCACCAAGATCAGTCATAGTTGGCGTTGAAACCGGAAGGTAGTTTGGTCCCAAAGCGTTTGCTTGATCGCGACCTTCTTTGGTTCCAACGTCGAGCCGGATTATGTCGTTTGGGTCGTTTCGGTTTACAAACACCTTGATGTTTGCTTGTCCGCTATCTTTGTCGCCACGAATGTCCTCTATGGATGGAGTTTCGATCTCGACGTATTCAGAACCAAGGCCCTTGAGTTCATTACGCCCCTCCGAGGTCGATACATCAATGCGACGGATGTCGGTCAGGTCGTTTTGGTTTACAAACGTCAGCAGTTCAACATTCGGCGGGGCTTCGATAGAGACCCTTGGAAAGCCGCTTTCGACATAAAAATTATGTGTTTCCGTTCCCGGAATGGCGGAAACTACCCTCCCGCTAACAGTATCCATGAAGTTCTCAGCACTCGGCGCAGACGAATCCCTCGACGCCGCCGCCCTAATTCTAGCCGCCCCCAGATCCGCCGCCCCTCTAATTCTAGCCGCCTCCAGATCCCCCGCTGCATTGGCTTGCGCCACGGCCAGCCGCGCAGCCTGATCTTTTTCCAGTTGATACAGCTCAGAAGAAGCTTGTAGCGCAGCAAGGTCCACGGACCGCGCGTCCTTACTCTGGGCGTCTTTGTATTTTTGGAACTCACCGGCCCGCGTACTGATATTGCCGAGCGGCTCGACAAAGGCTGCGGCAAGCTGCTCTGCGGGCGTCCCACCGGGCTTCCCGGCCCCCGAGGCAAACAACAGACCCCCTTGTGCTATATCAAACAGCATCTGGGCCTGCGTCATTTTTTTCTGTTCCGCCAGCGCCGCCGCTTCTTCTTCCGCATTCAGAAGTGAGCGATAGAGGGGTTGCTGCGTAGCGAAAATTTCTTCAAGCCGATTCGGTTCGGCAGCACCGCCATCAGCCATGTACTGGACTGCGCCGCCTTGGTTAAAATTTACAGGAGCCGGGCCCCCTTGACCCGGCATCGGCGCTTCTTCCGCCATGTTAACGGTTGACATGATCCCACCCGCCATGTCGCCCGTTACCGGGGTATTCATGGTTTCGGAAGCAAGTGCTCCAATCCCTTGATCGACGGCGGTGAGCTGCATGATCGGTTGCAGCAGCGTCAGGACCGAATCGGGCGTTTGTGCCGCATCCGCGTCACCGACAACCCCCGCAAGCTCTTGTCTGCGCTCTTGAAGCGGCATCTCATCGCCACGGATGGCGTTGATGATCTGCTCGTAATCGCCGGTATCTGCCGCCGCATCTAGGTTAGTAATCATCCCAGAGGCTTGTTCCAGCATGGACCCGAGGACCGTGGGATCCACGCCTTGTTGCGCGGCTCCCGCAGCGGCTTGCTCCATGCTTACCGACGCTCCCGTAGGGAGTGCGGAGGAAACCGGGAGCATCGGCGGGGCTTGTTCGGGCATGGGGGGAGCCATCATCGGATCGCCGCCCTCCTGCATGGCGCGAACGTAGCCGCCATTGCGGAACATTTGTCTGTCTAGGACGCTTCGATTCATGACCCGGCTCCGAATAGACCCGCGTTTTGTGCCCCTGACGCGGCTGCCAGTCCGGCAATGCCAAGTCCGAGGATGGATTGTGCGGGCGATGCAGAAGGTGCCGTGCTGCCCGTAAGAGTTTGTTGCGACGAAGGTGCGCCCTTGTAGATGTCGGACAAGAACGCGACACGTTGATACGGTTCGTACGCCTGCTGCAGTTGCGTCTGACGTTGCGCTTCGAGCGTCGCCTGCTGTTGAGCTTGCTGCTGCTTACCCATATCAAACAAGAATCCAGCTTCCTTCTGACCCAGATCCTGTGAAAGCTCGCCGAGCGAAGCCTGACGAAGACCAAGGGTACCCAATGCTTCGCCTTGTGCAAGTCCCAACTGACCGTACTGGGCCCCGAGGGCTCCGATCCCTTCGCCGACACGGCCCATCAATTCTTGACCCTGCAGGCCAAGCTGTCCACCTTGCGTCGCGCCCTGTAATCCCAGTCCGGCTTGGCCTTGGCTCAGCTGTCCCGTTTGCAGCGCCGTCTGTGCGGCAAGCTCTTCTCCGGACAAGGCCATTTGTCCCGCCTGTGCCGCGATTCCAGCACGGGTTTGTGCGCCCTGCAGCCCAAGCTGGCCCGATTGCCCCGCCAGTTCGCCTGCCAACTGCGCGGCAGACAAGCCGGTGCTAGACATAAGCTGTTGGAAGCTCATGCCTGTCTGTGCAAGGGCCTGCGCGTTGGCGGACGAAAGCTGCGCGCCCGACAAACCAAGTTGACCCGCCGTCTGTGCTGCCGAAATGCCGAGCTGGCCAAACTGGCCCGCCCCTTGCTGTGCCATTTCTTCCGCAGACATACCAAGCTGTGAGCCTTGGAGCGCGGTCTGTGCCAAAAGCTGCTGAGCAGACATGCCCGTTTGAGCCTGTTGCTGCAACAACTGTCCGGCGTACTGTTCGGCGGTCAAGCCAAACTGTGCGGCTTGCCCCGCCAACTGGCCCTGAAGCTCTGCGGCAGAAAGACCAAGCTGGCCTGCAAGCTGCTGCGCGCTTTGTCCAAGCTGTCCCGCTTGAGACAGGTTTTGCGCGGCAAGCTGCTCTGCAGCCAAGCGCTGTTGTCCCGCCGCCGTTTGCGCAGACAGTCCCAATTGACCCATTTGGTTGGCTTGTGCGGCTCCTAACTGTTCGGCAGAAAGACCGTATTGGGAGGCCAGTTCTTGCGCAGACAACCCCGTTTGAGCCGCCAACTGTTCGGCGGACAACCCGAGCTGACCAAGCTGTCCCGCTTGTCCCGCCGCCAACTCTTCCGCGGAAAGACCCAGTTGTCCGGCAGCTTGTGCCGCTTGAACACCCGCTTGCGAACCTTGCGCGCCCAGCGCACCTGTAAGCTGTGCTGCTTGCTGCGCTCTACCCTGCTGAGATTCAAACGCTTGGAGCGCCCGCTGCTGCGCGCTTTCATAGCCCGCTTGACGCATTTGCGCCGCGGTTCGTCCCTGCTGCTCCAGCACGTTCCGAGTCAGTTCCGCTTCGGCAATCGCTTGTCTGGATCCACCAAAAGCCCCTTGCCCAACGGCCTGCGCGGCAAGCTGCTGCTGTTGCAACTGGCCCGCACGGGCGAGATCCGCGAGCGCTTGCTGGACCGCCGCGCCCTCGTATTGGTTCATGTATGAACCGGTGGACGCCGGATTGAACGCACCCGTTGTGCCCGCCAGACCCGCAATACCTTGCTGGGCCGTCGCGGTGCCCATTGCACCCGCCTGCTGAAGCGCCCGAGCCGCTTCGGCGGTGATGTTTCGAGCGCCGCTAATCGCAGACTGGCTACCCTGCAGCGCTTGCTGGTACGCAGACGTTCCGCCCGTTCGAGCTAGATCCGCCACCCCTTGCGCGCCCATTCCGGTTTGCGCGGCAATGTCACGCGCGCCCTGAACGCTTTGCCCAGATTGAGCCAACGCCTGTTGGTAGGCCCCGATCCCACCGCTAGCCGCCTGTTGAGCCGCGAGCCGTGCTGCGTCCGACGAGGCATCCAAGCCCATTGCCGTGCCCGCCGCACCCAAACGCGCTTCCAGCGCAGCTTGGTTTGCTGCTTGTGCTCCACTCAGACCGGCTGCGCCGAGGGCCGGAGCGGCTCCGGCAGCAATGTTTCGAGCCCCGCCAATAGACGCCGCTGTGCCGAGCCCCGCTTGTTGCGCAACCTGTTGCGCGCCAAGTCCGGCTCCTGCCAAGCCCTGCTGTCCCGCAAACGCTTGAGCACGCGCCGCGTCGCTTGCTTGCAGAATATTTTGTTGGGCCAGATCCGCCGCTTGGGTAGCCCCCGCGCCCATGTTTGCAGCACCTTGCCCGGCTGCATTCGCGGCGGCGAGCTGCTCTCCAAGGGTTTGAAGCTGCGCCTGTCCGCCCGTTTGTACTCCTTGCGCAACGTTAGCTGCGGAAGTGGCCGCACCGGCCATGCCTTGCTGGGCGGAACTGATGGTGCCGGGGATCGTACCGGCAGCGGCGCGTTGATCGGCAGCCGATTGCGCAGCAGCGGCGCGGGCATTGTCTGCCGCGGTTCCAAGCCCAGTAGCGGCAGTTTGGACGCCTTGCGCCCCGTAATTGATGGCGTTGGTGATGCCTTGTTGCGCAGTCTGAAGCTGGCCGGGAACACCTGCCGCTCCAGCCCGCATCAAATTTGCCGCTTCCGTTCTGAACGGAGTGGCTCCGGCCATGACGCTGCCAATGGCGGTTTGTGCGTCGCCTAGCGTATAGCCTGCTTCTTGCAAATAGGGCTGATAGCCCCCGATCCCAGCTTCCGCCAGTTCGGTGGCCTTGATTTGAAGCCCAGACATCGCCGCCACCATCTGCGGCGGGATGGTGATGCCTTGATCTGCGAGTTGTTTGGCGGAAGCAAGGAGGCCTAGCTTGTAGGCCTCAATTTGTGGGGCTTCGCGAACTATCTGTTCTTGTACTTCAGCCATTACGCGGTGGCCCTCCCACGGGCTTCAAGATTACGCATGACGGCGTACATGTTCTTGATACCCTGTTTGACGTTTCCATTGCCCAGCCCACGAACAGCATCGGTGGTCATCACAAACTCACCGGGCATGAGCATGGCGCGAACACTGTCCTTGCCCGCAACGCCTTCGTCCGGAAGGATTCCACCATTTCGACGGGGGAAGATCGCGCCGCCTTGTGCCGCTTGCGTCACATACGGACGGGCAAACGGACCACCGGGGTTGCTGCTCGGCAGATACCCAATCGGAATCCCGGTGTTGTAGGTGGTCGGGACACTGAAGTCCGTTTCTTCGAGAGCTGCCATCGGATCAAGCGGGTTCACCTCATACTCGCCCGTTTCCGGGTTGAGCTGGTATGCGCCCAAATCACTGACCAAGTACGTGCTCGGGTCTTGCTCAATAAGCGTTTCGCCCGTTACCAGATCCCCCGAGCTGCCGCGATCAAGGATATTTAAGGGTTCTGCTTTAGGTTGTTTGAACGCTCCCGCCGCAGCGGCTACTCCTGTCCCAAGTGCGGCCAACGGGCCGTACGTCCTAAGCAGTCCGGGTCCCATACTGGCCGCAGTTACGTTTTGGGCAGCTTGCATACCAAGCGCTTTCGCAACCTCAGCAGATCCTCCATTAGCGAGGCTCGTTTTGGCGGCGATATCGTAAGCTTGCGTTTGCGCTAACGCTAGTTGTTCGGCGGTAGGCGTGGGAGGGAAGAATGCCTCCGTATACTCTCCCGCTTTGAGGCTTTCCATAAAGCTGCGCGGCTTATACGGCGTCGTTGGCGACGAAGGCTGCGCGGCTCCCGGCGCGGCGGCTCCCGGAGCAGCAGCCCCCGGCGCGGCTTCTGCCCCTGCCGTCGCTTGTTTTACCGCTTCCGACGTAGTAACAGGCGGCTTAGGTGGAGCTGAAGACGCCGGAATATACTCGCTAAAAAATCCCGGCTGACCCGCGTTTGCAGTCCGCGCCGATTCCCCGCCAAAAACGTTTGAAAGCGACGTTCTTGCACCAGACACGGTCTGACTGAATCTTGCCGCAGGATCGGCTAGCCCCATACGGACGTTTTCCGTAAAGCTTCCGGACCCCGTAACGCCTTGGAAAACGGCCCCCGCAGCGCCCGCAACCAACCCCGATTTGAGCGCATCAGAAATACTTCCGCCCGATATCAACGTTCCCAATCCAGAGCCCAGCGCGGCTCCATAAATAGGTCCGAGCTGCGTCATCGACAAAGCGATGGGAAGGACAATCGGCGCGACCTTCTTGACGACCTTAACCACGCCTTTTATTACGTTGCTGACGCCCTTCGCGACCGATTTGAAAACCTTTTTTACCCCGCCAAAAACCTTCTTCAAGAAGAATTCCGGGGCTCCTGTAACCGGGTTGATGCTGTTAGCCGACGATCCGACGACATACCGTTGCGGGTCGTCAATGCCCATCTGGCGAAGACGTTCAAAGAGCCCCTCTTTGAGTTCCGGGTCACTTTCAATCAACGCCAGCGGGATTACGAGTTCGCCGGTTTGAACGTGAGCGACGACGTTGTCGCCTTCACGTCCCAAAGCCGCCATTTTTTTCGTAAGAGCCGGGAATTGCGCGATGCCTTGATCGCCGTACTCTTCAGTACCGTCGCTTTCCTCTAGCCCCTCGTCCTCGTCCTCAGATTCAGCTTCGTCTTCCGCTTCGTCTTCAGCTTCCGACCCGTAAACCTGCTCAATCTCATCATCATCCATGATGAACTGAGCAATGCCGCCTTCCGGGACCGACAACTCTTCTTTTCTAGCTGCTTGTGCCATTATCCCGCTCCACCCGTGATACCTTGCGGCGTGGTTACCATCACGATTGTACTTCTTGTTTCATTACCCGTCCACGGAGAACCACAGCGCGGACAAAGGCTTTCCGGAGAAGCCGAACTGATAATCTCAAGATGATCAACTGCGGCATTACAAGAAGAACAGCGCACATACGTGCGCCCGTTATCTCGAAAAACGCCTGTTTTTATTTGACTCATGTCGTCACCGTCACTGTGCCAACCGCACCACTGGCAGAAACGCCACGAGGATAAGGACGATTGGGAATTGAGATTCGTAGCGCCCCGCTTACTTGGAATACCCCGTTTGGGGCTAACCCGTAATCGTCGCTTTGCAGATTGGTCAACGTAAGACTGGTCGCGAGCCACGGGCCGGGGTTGTTGACCTGCTGCAAGAAAATCGAGAACGCCCGAACAAGCTCTGCTTGATACTGTGCGTTGTATTCCGAGGGGGCGTTCGGGAATAGAGGTACCGCAAGACCTCTACTCATCTCCGACCATCCTGCCGGACCTCTACCCGTGGCGAACCCAAGCGCCAGCCTACGCCAAGATCATCCGATGCAATCTTGAACGCGAAAGAGCGCCCTCGGAGCCGGATGTGTACTTGGTCGGTAAACTGTTCGACGGGAATGGTCGCCGACCGCGTGACAGCACTCACCTTCGATTCGCTGTAATTTACGCCGGGGAAATTCCTAACCTCCAGCGTCATGTCCACAGAAGGCGACGCGGTCGTGGAGTTCTCAAACGTGATGTCCGGAATGAGACGACTCAGGAGCACAAACTGATCCCCGTTCCCGAGCGACAAATCGCTGCTTTCCACATACGAATTGATCGACGCCGGAGGACTGACGCTGCCATCGTCAAACCCAAACTCTTGGTAATACAGGTATCCGTCAAGTGCCGCGGCGATAGGATAGGAGTTGATGCCCCGATCAATCCACGCCGCTCTTGGAAGCGTGCCGTAATACCACGCTTGTTCCTGATAGTTGTAAACAACGTAGCGGTCGTTATCCGAAGACGTTGACGAGGGATAAAACCACCACACTTCCGCATTGGCGGCATTCAGACCAGCCGTCACCTTCTCGCGCTGGGTAAGGTTAAAATCGTCAAAGACGTAGCTTCGGACAGAACACGGGAGCTTTTGTACCTGACCGGTATAGATGTAGAAGTCCGTTGCGCCCATCCAGAACACCATGTCGTCTACGGCGATAGCCGCAAGCGGACCAATGATCGTGATGTTCTGCGAAAGGATTTGGATGCCAAACGTGAACGGCGGTCCTAGATACTGCATGCCGTACAGAGACACGTCGGTAAACACAAGGATCTGCTGCCTTGTCTCTACCGCGGTGACAATCTCAGAACCCGTACCAAGCCTCAACTCACCCGCCGAATTGGTCGGCAACGATTGCCAAACCAGCGGGTTCTCTTGATCGGAGAAACGAATCAGCAGCGGATCCTGAACCCCAATGTTTGTCTGCGAATCACAACCAAAAACGATAACGTGCCTGTCGCGGTCTGAAGTCAGAATCTGTTTGGCAATCGTCGGCGTCGTAGGATCGGCACCCGGCAGCGCAGAAAACGCTACCGCACGGCTTAAAGGAGTCGCACTCGCCGACTTGTCCCAATAGAAAATCCCACCGTCGCGGATGTTGATCAACAAGTCTTCCCCGAAGTTGTCGTGCGTCCAAATCCGTAGTTTGGCACCCACCGCAATCAAAGAAGAACTCGATCCCCACGTGCCACGGGACCAATAACCGGATCCCCAACCCGTGCCCGCAACGGTCGTATCGAGACCCACGCCCACTTGATAAGCGCCTACTACGGAGGCCCCACCATTACCGGTATCCGAGCTGTTAGCTACGACGGGTGTCGGCGTATACACGCCGTTTATCGTTATGTCGTTCAACGGAGCAACCGCGCGCGCCACAACCTGATAGGTGTTAGCAGACAGCACCGCGCTGATCTGATATTCCTGATTCAGTACGGCTGCGGTAATCGTGCCACCCAAGCTGACTGCGCCAGAAAACGTAACGAAGTCATTGGTCTCGCACCCGTGCGCGTTGTCCGTCACCGTGAGCACAGAAGAGCCGTTGGTCGCGGAAAAGGTGACGGCACCCGCAGGTGTCGTCGCACGAATCGGGGTGATGTCGTTATACCCGCCGCCTTCGTTGATGTAATACTTCAGGTGGGTGCCCAGCCCCACATAGCTTGTGCCGTCTAACGCCACAAACGCATGAAGGGCTCGGCACGTCCCTAAAAAGCTCTGCCCAGAGAACTTCTCCCAGCCGCCAATCTTTTCCGGTGTCCCAAAACGGAACCGGATCTTGTCGCAATCAAACCACCCACCTTCGTTAGTGTACGACGTGGTTTCTCGGTTTACCCCGGGCCTGAATTGCAACTTTTGTAGCGGCATAGCGTCAGTTCACTACCTGTGCAGAATCCCCAGCATCATCCTTCGGAGCAGCCAGCGCCGCAACAAGCATGTTTACGAACGCTTCACGGCCCACGGACAACTGGTCCACGTTGAACCGGGCGCTCTCCAGCTTACGATCAAGATCGCTGATATGGTTGACCATGAGCTGCTGCTCTTTCGTCATGTCTTCAAAAAAGAACTCTTTTTCGTTGACAATGATCGGGGTCTTTTCATTTTTTCCCATCATTAGTCTTCCTTTGTGTCGTCACTTTTCAGAAAGAGGCTGCGTCGTGACAATCCGCAACACGGCTACCCCTACCGAGATGAACAGCATCAGAGCCCCCGTTTTTTCAGGGCCAACAAGCTGCGTCACCACGTGTTGGGATTCTTCAAGAACGCCTGCCACGGCAATGAACGTGGCAAACCACATAGTCTTTGATTTTAAGTAGTTCATGATCACCACGGCAATGGAGGGGTTTGAACGGTGGGCGTAATCAACTCTTGAAGTTGTGCCTGTACTTGATTTTCGGTGTCTTGCTTATGGACACCATTGTCCCAAATCCACCGAAGAACCTCATCTTTGGTCAAATCTGGGTATGGCGTAAAAGCCTCTGTTGCGGGAGGAACCGCACACGTTCCATAAATCTTAGAAGTAAATCCTAATTCTTCTCCCACACAAGACCAATGTACGTTAAAAACTACGTCATCTCGACCGTCTTTATGGGTGTAAACATCCAAGGCCGGAATATCCCACGTGTATGTCGTAGCCATAGCCTTCCTCTAAAAATTAATAAAACCTAAACCGTATTCTTCCGACAGCCCCATTTCCCCCTTGAACAAGAAATTGTTGGGTAGCATCCCCAGATCTTCCGCCCGTTCCACCGGGGGAAAATACCCCAGCGCCAGAGCCCACACCGGCATCTCCGGATATGGCCGCGCCTCCGGAGACGAACGTAACTCCTGCCGCATAAGCCACGCCCGTAGAGCCCGAATTCCCAGAAATGTTTGAAACGTTTCCACCAGAGGCCGTACCTCCGGCACCTCCCGCCGCCGTCGTACTTCCAGACGCGCCCCCGAGCCCGCCCGTTGCGGTTAATTGCGTCATGCTAAACGTCCCGGTGGCTCCTACAGTAGACGTTCCCCCATTAGCCCCCGCGGCCCCAGTGGTTTGCCCCGCAACCGCACTGCCACTACACACATAGCCTATAGTTTGACCCGCATTTGAAGAAGAAAGAAGTATTTCAGTTTTAACGTAGCCTCCACTACCGCCCCCGCCTCCCGTATACGTTTGATACGAGCTAGCACCACCACCACCACCCCCTCCCCAAACTTCTACAATCATGAATGACGGCTCGTTCGGGATAGTTACAGTTCCGGATGCGGGGCCGGTTATACTGTTTTGCTGTATGACAAACCACGGTACCAATCCGGGCCTTGAGAAGATACTCATGATACGAAGTTCTTCAGAATGGTCGCATACCACGTCGTGCCGATGTAAGTCGCTACTACCACATCGACCGCGGAGCTGGTTTGAGTTAACTGGGCGGCGGAGGATCCCGGAGACGGCCATCTAAAACTAGTAGGCCACGTCATCGTTCCTACTGACCCCTGCGTTATTATCAAATTAATGGTCTGACCCGCTGTTGGGTTGGAAAAAGTAGGCGCTACTGTTACGTTGCCAAGCATCGTTAATGTAAACACATTAGAAAGCGCACAGTTAATTGTCATGGCAGTAGCACTAAACGTTACGGCTACGGACGGAGTATGCGCTCCACCCGCAACAGTAAGTTTGCTACTTGGCGTGGTCGTTCCAATACCAACGTCCCCCGCAGCCGTCACCCTCATGCGCTCTGCGTTATTAGTAGCAATGCGCAAAGATACGTTTTCAAAAGACCAAACTATCGAAAGATTGCTGGTGTCGTATCCGAAAAGAAAACCGTTATTTGCGCCCGTGCCCGAAGTCGGATTTTGTACCGCAATTCCGTCTAACGTGCTGTTGGCGGTGTAAGCGGTGACTTTGTAGGGAGTATTTGAACTTCCTACCCCTAAGTTTCCACTAGTCCCCCCAAGCCGCATAATCTCTGTAAATGTCGCCGCGGTTCCGGCGGTTCCAGAAGGGGCGGTAAGCCACTGAAAGGTATTTCCGCTGATTGATGAAACTGCCGCGGTGCTGCTTGTTTTATAAATATAGTTAAGACTGGAGTCGTAGTAAGTATTGTGTCCTAAAAACGCGGCGGTACCAGTTGAGTTAGAGCCGAAAAAGGCTCCGGGCATTTCGGCAACTCTGAAAGAAGCCCATGCACTGGGGGCTCCCCCAATCCCAAGATTTGTTCCGTCAAAAGCCAACTGCGTACCGGTAGTCGCCTGCTTACTACCGTTCAAATAAACCACGCTGTTGGCCGTTCCGCCGTTCAGGGTAACCGTAGACGAGGTGGTCAGCGTCGTCGCAGAAACCGCCGCCGCCGTCGTTCCACCAATCGCGGTTCCATCGATAGTGCCTCCGGTAATCGCCACCGAGTTTGCAGCCTGTGTGGCAATCGTTCCAAGACCTAACGCCGTGCGAGCATTTGCCGCCGTCGTAGAACCCGTTCCACCATTCGCAATAGCGACCGTACCCGTGACGTTGGACGCGGTACCACTAACCGATCCTGTGATCGTGCTGCTGAACGTCTTCGTTCCGGCAATCGTTTGATCGCCGGTCGTGTAAACACCGTTTGTAACCGTCGCTGCATTCCCGGAAATGGAAATGCCCCACGTTCCAGACGCATCTCCTCCCGCTCGGGTGGGGACATCCAACGCTGTTCGGGCATCGGCTGCCGTCGTAGAACCGGTGCCGCCATTGGCAACCGCTAGCGTTCCAGCCAGTGTAAACGTCCCGGTGGTCGTTATCGGATTGGTTCCAGAGACAGACAATCCCGTAGTACCGGTCGAAAATCCGACACTGGTGACCGTCCCACTTCCACCGCCGCCCCCGGTAGCGGCAATGGTGATCGCACCGTTGGCGTTCGTAATCGTGACGTTTGTCCCAGCGGTCAAGGTAGCCTTCGTCAAACCACCCGTTAGCGTGTTTCCAATAAGCAACTGGCCATCGGTATACGAGGTTTGCCCGGTCCCACCATTGGCCACCGCCACCGTTCCGGTGACGTTGGATGCCGTACCACTGACGGATCCGGAAATGGTGCTGCTGAACGTCTTCGTTCCGCCAATCGTTTGGTTACCCGTCGTGTAAACGCCGTTGGTCACCGTTCCGGCGTTGCCGTCTATAGACCCGGAGATCGTGCTGCTGAACGTTTTGATGCCCGCAATCGTTTGATTGCCTGTCGTATAAACACCGTTTGTGACGGTTGCGGCATTACCACTAATCGACCCGGAGATCGTGCTGCTGAACGTCTTCGTTCCAGCAATCGTTTGATCGCCGGTCGTGTAAACGCCGTTGGTTACCGTCGCGGCATTACCGCTAATTGATCCAGAAATGGTGCTGCTAAAGGTTTTGGTTCCGGCAATGGTCTGATCACCGGTTAGATAAACCCCGTTCGTTACCGTTGCTGAATTCCCGGAAATGGAAATACCCCACGTCCCAGACGCGTCTCCGCCCGTTCGAGTGGGAACATCCAGCGCTGTTCTTGCGGCAGCCGCCGTTGTGGCTCCCGTTCCGCCGTTGGCGATTGCCACGGTACCCGTAACGTTAGAGGCTGTTCCCGATACGTTTCCTGTCACGTCGCCCGTGACATTCCCCGTAACCGCGCCAGATACGCCGCCTGTAGCAGTGATCAAACCTGTAACAGTAAGAGTTCCCGGAATAGAAACAACGCCCGTCGCATTAATCGCCAACCGAGAAGAACCCGCAGTAGACAACGCCATGTTGTCCGCCGCAGGGAAGAAAAGACCCGTATTGGAGTCACCGCTTGTCGTCAACGACGGACTGGCCGCCGTCCCGGCATTGATGGTCACGGCTCCCGCGACCTGCAATAGGGAAGTTGGGCTGGTCGTTCCAATACCCACGTTACCGTCTATGTCGATACGGAGACGTTCGGTTCCCGTAGCAAGCGTTCCCGCGGCTCCCGTGTAAAAAGACAGCCGGGTGGCGGGTTCTGCAACAACGGTGCCCCCACCAACGGCAACAATGTTGTTTGCGGCGGTGTCGCTGTATCCATAAAGGGCCGTTAACGGATTGGCGTTGAACGTGCCAAACAACAGTCGAGCAGACGTGATGGTGGCCGCGGATTTGTTATCTCGGAGATAAAAATTCGCTCCATTCATGACCTCCATCGATCCCGCCGGAGAAGTTGTTCCAATCCCCACTCGACCGGTGCTGTCGATACGAGCGCGCTCCGAACCGTTAGCGAATAAGCTTAACGCATTGTTGGAGTGGTCATACACTATTCGACCGATAGAGGCGGAATCAGAATCCCCCAAATTCAGCGTAGCAGTGCTCGTGTTCCCACTTATGATGGAAATTGAAGCAGAACTGGCTTGAATTGAATTTCTTTGAAACCGCGCTAGCTCTCCTGTCCCTAAAGCAGGATCCCCAATTGCGGTAGTATCCTGTCTTACGTGAAGTACGGTAGACGGGGTGGTTACTCCCACCCCTACCCAACCGGCATTGGTAACGCGCATGCGCTCAAGGCCTGCCGTAGCAAACATCAATCCGTAATAGCCTGAAACGCCTAACCCGGCTCCGGTAAAACCAGTATATGTCCCCATCCCAATGCCATAATCGGGAGTAGACGCTCCGGAAATAGTAGAGGTCGCCGTGGAGAGGCTGTAACCAATTCGATAACTGGCGGCTACAAAACTAACGTTCCCAGAAGAGTCTAAAGTAGCGCGTTCTGTGTTATTAGTAACAAACGCAATAGAGCCGTCAGTAGAACCCGATCCTCGATAAAATCGAAATGCAGCCGCATCGACAATCGTAGTTCCGTTGTCATAACGCAAGCCAAATTTAGCTTGCAGAGTTCCAGTAGCCGTACCGCTGTCCCCGTTTAGCGCTTCCAGTCGAAAATTGGCATCGGAAGGGCCTGTTGTAAAGATAGCTTGTTTGGTTCCTGCGGCAGCCCCACCGATGTGCAATTTTGCCGTGGGGGTCGTTGTTGCTATCCCTAAATTACCGCTACTGTCTATCCGCATAGCTTCGACCCCGCCTTCCGAAAAGGCGATGGTATCGGCGGCTGGGAAGAACAATCCGGTGTTGGTATCTCCGGTCGGCGCTATGGAGGGGCTTGCTGCACTCCCTGCACTAACGTTAAACGTGTTGGATATGGACAACGTAGTAAACGCGCCCGTAGAGGCTGACGATGCCCCAATTGACGTTCCATCAATCGTTCCGCCGTTGATGTCCGCGGTCGTCACCGTCAGCGTAGGCGTCATCAATTCCGTAACACGGAGCTTTTTGAACACGTCCGTTACGGTAGATCCGGTACCCACTCCGTCAAACCGCAAGACAACATCGAATCCCGCAGGGATCTCAAAGTCGTTGCTGGCGTTATAGGTGCCTTGGAAAACAAATACAGAACGGCTTCCGGGCAAGCTGTTTCGGAAAAAAACAATCTTTTCCGCATCGTTGGGGTCTAGCCGAACAAATACGTTTGCGCCCAAATCGCTCGCAGAGGTGAACTCAATCCACTTGTTTCGACCATCAGAAACCGCCCCGTTGTCGATAGCCAGAATGTTTGGCGATCCCGAGGTTCCAGCAGACGTAAGCGTTAACGACAACGAACCGTTAATCGCTTGATCGAGAATGTCAAAGTTGGTATTTGTCGTGGTACCCCAAGTACCCGATTGCTCGCCAGTCGCCGGTTTTTCAATTCCAAGGTTTACTGTATAAGTGCTTGGCATGTTCTACATTCCTACGCTGCAATTTCGTCCCATGTAGGACTTTGTGAGGGCGTAACTTCCGCCCACGTCGGCGCTTGACTGGGGTCAATTCCACTATAAACGGGATTCTGGACGGGAACAATGTTCCCATAAATTAGAACCCGGCCCGAAAAACCCGTTGCACTAACGCCCGTTACGCTCACGTTGGCGACGGTACTTAACGATACGACCCCGACGATTCCCGTCCCGGAAACGCCCGTAATAGACACAACTTTTGGCAACGAGACAACGACAGAACCAACGGCCCCCGTAGCAGCAACACCGGTAACCGGAACCAGTGCTTTTTCTGCAACAATCGCGGTTCCTACCTGCCCCGCGGCCGCAAGCCCTGTCGGGAAAACACGCGCTTTTCCTACAACGGCAACAGTCCCTACCGATCCCGTTGCCGATACTCCCGTGACGGCGGTAGAAACAGCGACCTTTACAGTGACCGCGCCAACAGACGCCGTACTTGAAACACCCGTAACCGGAACGACCGCGTTAGAAATAACGGTAACGTTTCCGGGGATGCCCGTACCTACCGCATCGGTAACGAGTACGTTTGCCGAGGTTCTTACAGTGACAGCGCCTACAAAACCAGTCGCGGATACGCCAGTAACCGGGACAGACGTTGTCGGGCGCGCGACAACCGATCCCACTTGCCCGGTGCCGAACAACCCCGTAACCGAAACAACCGCTTTTCCAATTACGTCAACCGAGCCAACCGCGCTCGTTCCGACGACCCCCGTAACCGGGAGGTTGGCACGTCCGACTACCGTTAGCGATCCGACCGCCCCTGTAGCGGATACTCCCGTAACGAGAACATTCGTTTCAGCGCTAGTCTGTACTGTTACGGATCCGACATTCCCAGAGGCCGCAACTCCGGTAACCGGTACATTAGCAACCGTCTGAAGAGAAACGTCTCCAACCTGCCCCGTGCCAAAAACACCGGTGACCGGAACATTGGTGCCCGTCGAAATATTCACGGTCACCGAGCCCACGGCACCCGTGGCCGCGACCCCCGTCACCGAGACATTCGCAACCGTCTGTACCGTTACATCCCCAACCTGTCCGGTAGCATAGACGCCCGTAACTGGGACATTGGTTTGAGACGCCGTATCTACGGTAACCGAGCCGACTTGTCCCGTAGCAGAAACACCCGTGACCGGCACGTTACATACCGGTTGGACTGTAACCGAGCCAACTTGACCCGTAGCAGAAACACCCGTGACCGGTACGTTACATACCGGTTGGACTGTAACCGAGCCGACTTGACCCGTAGCAGAAACACCCGTGACCGGTACGTTCGTCTGAGAAGCTGTATTTACGGTGACGGAACCGACTTGCCCCGTAGCCGAGACACCCGTCACCGAAACAGTTACAGCCCCCGAAGCCTGTAACTGTGCGCCGCCCTGTAGCAGTAAGGACCAAATGATCACTGGTTATGCAACCTGTCGGATCGACCAGTCAATCGTGCGATCAGTGCCTTGGTTTTTTCTGAGCGTGACCGTCCAGCCATGCATGAGCAAAAGTCCCGGAACGACATAAATCGGCTCAGTCGTTTGCGCCCCAGAAAAAATGACTTCTTGAATGACCCTCTGAGTACTAGTTGATCGGCATTTTTCGTAAACGCGAAATCGATATTCCTCGGTGGCGGTCAAGGCATTAAGGTCAAGAAAAACTTGATAGATTCCGTCTGTGGTCTGAGATGAAATCGTAGTAGATGCGCTAGGCAAGTCGTACTCAGTAGTTCCAATACTAGCCGACCCATTAAATGCTTCTGAGATCGCCATTAATCCGATTCCCAATAGGTAATGTATAGATAGCCCACGCTTCCATTGCCGCCGTTAGCCCCACCGCCACCGCCCCCGCCGCCACCGCCAAAGCCCGTAGCGTTACCCCCGTTTGCGCCTCCGTTGCCCCCCGATCCGCCATATCCAAAGCCCGAGAAACCGCCTACTCCACCACCTCCTCGGCTAACGGTTCCCGCGGAACTATTGCCGGTTCCTGAAGCGGAAGCGCTTACGGAAGAATTTGCGGAAATAAGTGGCTGGTTTACGACGGCGGTAGAGGAACCTCCGTTAGCCCCTGCGGTAGAAGCGGTTGTAGATGCGCCCCCGCCTCCCGTACCAACAACGCCGGGAAAACTATCCATATAGTTAAATGCCCTAGCGCCACCCGCCCCTGCAGTTGGGGTCGCAGCCGATGTTCCGCCCGCTCGTCCTGTACCGGTGATTCCTCCCGGAGCATTTCCTGCCCCATCTCCTCCGTTTTGACCAGCTCCGTCTGTCCTTGTCGTGGTGTTAGCCCCACCACCGAACAGTTTAAAGGTAGTTCCTTCACCCCACGGGGAAAAATACAGACCGGAAACAGTCGTGTCTCCTCCGTTTGTAGCACCAGTCGTAGGAGTTCCTCCTGTCCCTGCGGCACCAAGAGTAACGGTAATGGAAGAGTTAGGGGTTACATAGACAGGGACATCAATCATCGTTAACCCGGGACTTCCACCTCCGCCGCCTCCGGTACTTGTGGCGTTATTTGTTCCACCAGTACCCCCGCCGCCGCCAGCGCATCCAGAGATCATCAATAGACGAACGCCTTCTGGAACAGTCCACGACCAAGGACCCGCACCCGAATTAATTACAACGCCATCCTGCGTAACGCCTGTTCCGTCTTTAAATTCAACGACATGCTGTTGCTGATTAGGGCCGCCAAGCATTAGTCGGCACTCCAATAAAAAATCCCAATGTAGCCATCAGAGCCACTGCCACCCGTGGCGCCATTACCGCCAGCTCCGCCGCCGCCCGCGCCATAACCTGTTGCGCTACTGCCGTTAGCACCGCCTGCACCGCCATTGCCGCCATAGCCGATTATTGAAGAGCCTCCTGCACCACCGCCGCTACGAGATACTGTCCCACCAGAACTATCCCCGGTCCCGCCCGTGACTAAATTTGCGAGCATCGAGTAATTCCAACTGGCTGCAGGCGGAGCACCGCCATTAGCCCCTGCGGTAGAACCGGTTGTACTTGCGGACCCAGCACCGCCACCGCCACAACCAAATCCCCAAGCCTGCGACCTATTAGATATATAGTTAAACGTGGGAGACCCACCTACCGAAGGAGTAGCGGCGTTCGCGACAACACCGCCGCCGCCTGAAAGTGTATAGCCCGAAACACCGCCACCGCCGCCGGCAGCGGTTCCAGAAGTTCCGCCCGCGCCGCCCTTTAAATCCAGCGTGGTGGGATTATCAAAAGGAGATGAAACAAGGTTGGTGATAGTGCTTGCACCGCCCGCCGTGGCAGCCGCCCCTTTAGCGCCTACCGTGACTGTTAGGCTTCTACCCGGAGCAACCGCGCACTTCAGAAAAATAACGCCGAACCCAGATCCGCCACCGCCACCGCCACGAGCACTAGGAGACGCTGCAGTTGAACTTCCGCCACCACCACCCGCGCCTACTCCAGTGACAAAAATCTGCGAAACATCCTTCGGCACAACCCACGTCCACGGCCCACTAGTGGACGCTGCATCCACTACACCGTCCAATTTGACGCCTGTGCCTACGATGAACTCGACGTAGTGCTGCCTGACTACAGGACCACCAAGTGCCATATCAGTAACTCAAAATTTGATCAGCGTCAGCTTGGGTGATGAGCCCCTGCTGAACCATGTAATTCACGAGGCGCACAGTATCCGGGTCGTCCAGACGCACTTCTTCCGCCAGCGCCAGCAGTTCGTTCCCATCGATAATCACGGGGTCTTGACTGGCTCGAATGGATATCCGCTGTTCGGGGGTGAACCGGCGCAGGAACTCAAGCCGCGTAATGGGTTGAGGAGGAAGAACAACGGGCGGCGGATGACTGAAGTTGGTGCCGTCGTAAAGATCGCCGGGACCGTACTGACGCAAATCATCGGTGCGCTCAATGCAAATATGATCGGGGTAGAACTGCTGAGCACGCGCAACGCTATCTGCGGCGATACAGTTATCGACCACCCCATCTTTAATTAGCAACACATCCATTACTTACACTCATTAAAAAGAAGTGGTGGTAGATAATTTCTCCGCTTGCTTATCCTCCAAGCAAGCGGACTGGCTCTTCGCTACCCCGCTTCATTGCCGTTTACGCAATGCGGATGATTGCGTTGCTGGAGTCGGCAGTCGGGAAAACAATCGTAAAATCTCCCGCTGTTGACGACTTATCACTGCCGAAATCAAGCACCACTACGGTCGGGTTAGTGACCGAGATGGAAGTTGTGTTTGGCGTCGTGTTGTAGATCAACGCGCCACGAGCCGTGATCGTTGCGGTAGTGAAAGTCTCATCCGCAAAATCAGTAAAGGCGGTCGTACCGGTTGAGGTAGGATCCACGTTCGCCAGCGTTCCGCCGCCTGCGGTGTAACCCGTTCCAGTTACTTCGTTGGTGGAGGTGTACGCGGTTGTAGACGCATCAAAGGTTGCCGAGTTGGTGTACAGGGCAATTTTGAAGGTATCTCCCGTTACCGCATCAAAATCGTGTACTCCGAACAGAAGCTCTTTCTTGAACGACGTACACATGAAATTTCCAGTAAAAGCCATTTCACAATCTCCTAATCAGTTCAGCAAGATCCTTATGACCCGCGTCCGTCAGCGCATTGTAAACCGTTGTTCGGTCACTTTTGATAGCCTCCCGCATGTAAAATTCCAAAACTTTAACCAATCGGCTACGAAAAGCACGCGCTTGCGCCTGAATTGCGGGAGGCGCAGTATCGCTGATAGAAATAACCTTCTGAGCACACCGTTCCGCCACTTCTTCCGGAGTAAAACCACGATTGGTTGTTGTTTTTACATCAACCTTGAACACGGGGTTTATGCTCAACTCGGATGCTGGAAAACTCATTGTTTCGGCCTCAAAACCATGCCTGTGCGATACTCGTCTGTGACTTCTTTCGCTTCCCCGAACAGTTTGAGCCCGGTGATAGCTTCGACAAACCTTTTCTCATACTGCTGCATGAGATCAGGCTCTCCCTTCATGTAAATATAAGCTTCGAGCAAGCTTCCATACAACATGGAGATTTCTGCGTTTTCACTTAGCCACGTGGTGGCCCCCTCAGCCCCCGCCGTCAAGCTGGCGGGGCGGTAAAAGTAATGCAATTCGACCGCAAAAGAACTGCTGGGAGTTGGCCCTAAAATGAAGTTGTTTACGTCAAAAACCGCGTAAAACCGAGGATTTCCAGTCACCGAAGCGTTGGGATTGAACGCTTGTACGAAGTCGGCGTCCTTGAAATCAAGGAAATTCTGGACATTGGACCCGTCGGTGAACGAAAGAGAGAAGGGAGCCAAAAAATCAGTCGGGCAAGACAGATACTTGTTAGAAGCAGACATGCTTCCGCTTACGTTCTTGCGAAACAAGCTGAGCTGCACGTTTTTGAGGATGCGTTCTTCCGCCTGCCGGATGAAAATCGGCAAATTGTTGACGAAAGACGTTTCGTTGTTCTCGGTATAGTCCTGTATCGCTTGTTTTAGCTGACTATAGGTAAAACTCATGGCATCACCCTGCTCTACCCACTTGTCCAAACCCTTGTGGTGGCAACAAATTAGGACTTTCTACCAAAGGCACCCCAACAAAAACCAGTAACGGTTCCACCCGGTCAGGGCGAGCGTCTTTTAGGGCTTCCGGATCATCTACCTTTCTAAACGGTCCTAGCTGGGGATGCTTTGGCTCAAATTCGTCTGGTCCCACCAGCATTCCCGTCCATTCGCGCTTCATGACGCGGTAGGGATACCGTTGCCCAGAGCGATCCGATATCGCCCAAGACTTTTTTCCAGACGCAAACTTCCCCATCACCCTATCCGGTAAGAATCAAAGCTGGGGGACACTTGGAAAGACGCACGATCTCGATCTTCCGTAGCCGCCCGGTCAAATTCCTCTTCGTAGACGGCTTTCAGCAGCTCCACCCGGTTAGGTGCGCGCTTCAACGCCAAATAATAGGCCAGTCCCGCCGCCAAACACGGATAAAACCGGAACGGAAGGTCCATTGTGTTGGTGTAAATGTCTGCATCATCCATGCGCGTGAGCGCATCGTACACAATGACATCGGTAGAGTTCTGCGGAACCGGCCAAAGCTTTAGATTTGGCGTCAATTGCCTATCCAAAAAGAACTGGTTCGGTCTACTTTGCTGTGTCTTGTTCGGGATGGTGAGATAGTCGTCTCGACTCAGCCTCTCCATCGAATAATCTACGCCATTTCTTCGACAAATCACCGACAAAACGTCGATAACGTCCGCGCCCAGCAGGTATTCCCCGTCCGCTTGCGTTACCGTGAAAGATCTTTGCTTGATCGTCCACTGATTAAGGCCCCGATTTGCCCAGTCGGCAAGCAAAAGATTGAGCGAGCGCTTGGCTGTTTTCAGATCGTATCCGGTTCTGACTTCCAGACCACAGCGCTCGAATGCCTCCTCTACATATTCGGCGACATCTAGCTCAAAATCTTTGTTGCCGGAGGTAGTCATGCCTTCTTACCACGAGGTTTTGCGGTTTTTGCAGACTTTTTGAAATCGGCTGCCGTAGGAGCACCTTTTGCTCCGGGTTTACGCATTTTTTCTCCGGAGCCTTCCGCAATACGTTTCCGTTTTGCGTTAATGTTTGCGTACAGACCCCGTGCCATTATGCGTTCCGCACCTTACAGCCGCTTCCGGCCTTGCCGCCACGGCTCATTTTGTGGACTTCGCCGCCACAACGCATGCAACGAGCTACTTCTTTCTTACCGGTCGCTTTACCTTTCTTCATAGTTATCCCCAAATTCGGTGAACAAGTGGTGTGATGAGAATCAGAATTGCGATACCCCAGATCCTAATATCCATTCCGGCCAAAGTTTTGTGTTGCTCAGCTAGCTTCTCTTCTATCCGAGAGTAGCGGAGGTTACATTCAGCTTCATGTTTTTCCAGTCGGGACAAAACATCTTCCACACGCATGCTAACCTCACCACGCCTTGCAGGACCAGTATCTTGCGCTGAACTTGTCAGACGCCGTATCACAGGAATGTCTCGCTCTGAAGTTTTTGCGCCTGTCCGGTTGGTCTTTTTTGATGGACATGTTGGGGTCTCCAAACCGGACGAGCTTGATTTCGGAGCCTTTTTTGGCCAAGACCGCGCTTTTTTTGGCGCTGTTTGGAGTCCTTTTTGGCTTGTTGTACCCGGCAAAGGTTTCTCCCCGGTAAACTAATCGACCTGAAGGCGTTCTTTTTACGTCTTTTGTCGTAGCCATTACCGCTTACTTATAAAAGCTCGTGAGACTCGTGACATTGTTCAACACGGCATAAATGCTCGTACCAAACCTGACGCCCTCGTCCGGTATGTTGAGCTGCCCCGTGTTGTTTGAATGAATATCGACCGTAAAAAGCGTGGGGCCTGCCGCGCCACCATCCTTAAATGCTACGGAACCGGTGCTTCCCGCCCCGTGATAATGGATGGTGCAAAGACGTGCTGGTCCAGAAGTAACGGCACCACTGGCCGTCAAATACGTCGCTTTGACATCTGATCCAGACATGACGGTTCCTATGTATAAAAGATAGTCATGGCCGTAATGTTTGTTGAAGTTGAGACAAAGATGTCTCTACCAAACAACACGCCTTCGTCTGGGATGTTCACCGAGTGGGAATCGGATTGCAAAAAATCCATGTCCACCGTAACCGCGCCCCCGTCCCCATCGGTTAAGGTGAGACGACCCGTACCGGCTCCCGTAAGAACCTGCAACTGGCGCAGTCGGGTGCGACCAACGTTGGCCGCTCCCGTCGTGGTAAGACGTTTTGCTTTTACGTCCGAGTTAGCCATTCAAACCTCTCCTTATACAGTGGAGATGTTCGTATTGGTGTCTACTCGCTTCCAGTTGGTGCCGTCAGAAAACGCCAAAATAGGGCTTCCCGCAGCGCCATTTGAAACGTAAATGACCGAGCCTGCGCCTTCGGTCGCCGCCGAAGGAACACCTGCTACTGCATACGTGGGAACTTTGATCTCACCGACGAAACCGTTAGTAGAAATAACGGGGCCGGAAAAAGTGGTATTAGCCATTGGTCACCTCTTGCACAAGGTATTTGCTCTGCAGTCTGTGCAAAGTCAGGCGGGCTGGCGACCTGTCTGCAAAGCTAAATATGTAGCCCAGCCCAAATAATAGCACGCACCCTGAAAAAAGAAAGGGGCCTCATAAGAGGCCCCTTTTGGAGATCCTAAAGAAGCTCTTTAGGAACTACCGATCAAGCACCCGGCGTGCCGAATACACAGCGCCAGTCCGAGACCCCGAAGCTATAACGCTCACGGGCCTTGAAGCGCATGTTACCGGTGTCAAAATCTCCTTCCATGCCGGTCTTGATCGGCGAACGGTTGAAGTATTTGAAACCATTCGGTGCGTCCGTCTTGATGAAGTACGCGTCCGTATCAGTGAGGAAGTGGTTTACCACAGCCCCTTGCGGAAGCATACCCATCGAACGCATGGCGTTCGTGTCGTTGTCTGCCGTTCCCGGACGCAGGTTCGAGTTGAGCACCCGCTCTGCGATGAACTGAAGCTCTTTCGGAATAATGAGCTTCATGCCGCGAACAGCAATCTTCAGACCACGCTCATCCGTCAGACCTGCGATGTCAATCAGCATCTGCTCCAGCGAGGTCTCGTTGAGATCCGCGGCGGTAGCCAGAAGGTTGGTCTGATTGCCAGTAAGGCTGGGATGCGCGTTCGAGCAAAGCGCGGCACCGTCGCCAATCGCATAGGCTCCCGTGCTGAACGCGTTGTTCAGAATGGAAGCTGCTTTGATTTGCTTGGTCTGCGCCATCGAACGAGCCAGCGCCTTCGTATACCGAGAAGCCAGACGATCATAAAGATTGTCTTCGATAGCTTCTTCAGTGATAGAAAACGCCAGAGCGATGGTTTCGTGGGTGTAACGAGCGGTGTACGTCTCTTGAGCGTCGTCAAACGTGATGGCACCGCCTTCACTCTTGACCGGAGCTGTCGAGAAGCCCGCAAGCATTACTTCTTCTTCAAAGGCGCGGTCCGAAGACTCCTCATCGAAGATTTCAGAATGCTCGTTCTCGTAACGGTTGTATTCAAGCCCGAACAAGGCATTTAGGCCGGGTTCAAGCTCCTTCGCTAGTTGCGCGCGAGAGATAGCCATGAGTTAACCCTCCTTAAATACCGGTGCTGGCCGCAGTGGTGTCAAACCGCCGCGATCCTGCGTTAAAGTGCGCGTTCAGGCGAACAATAAGCGGAATGCCCGCCGCCGCAAAGTCGTTGTTAGCAGCATCATCCATGATGCCAACAATGCGAAGCGGCAGAGTCGCCGTGGTAGCAACGGACGAAACACTCAGCGCGGAGTTAGAAGACCCCGTGTTAGTGCTACCCGTACGTGCCGACGTACCCAGCGATGCGTTTGCAAAAACGGTCGCCAGAGCAGTAGCACGGTTCGTCAGCGATGCGTCAGAAGCAACTCGGAAGAGCTGGTTCGGATCATCTGCGACATACGCTTTTACGGGGAAGTTGGTGTTTACGCTGACAGAGCCGGAACCCGGCCAGTAGTTCAGCCACACCGTCTGCTTCCGTACGGAATCAACGTATTCTACGCCCATCAGGACACCCAGTGCTTGGGTGGTGCCACCTGCCGTATCACCAGCATAATCAATCGTGCCCGCTGCAGTGGGAACTACGATGCCATACTGATAAATAACGTTGGTGTTGTTAGAAGCGATTTCGTACTGCGTAACGCCAGTCGAATTAACACCGCTACCAACGAGCCCGATAGGACGAAGACCATATGCAGTAGTTGCGTTCGGCATAATAGTTCTCTCCTATTTAAGCAGCCCTAGTTGCGAGGACCGCCGAAGGTTACACGAGATTGACGATCAGCATTGCCAATCCTCATAGTTGAGTGTGCGTTCTCGCGCATCATGTCCGAATCAATTGCGTTCATCTGGTCTCTACTTCTTTGATTGAAGTATTGCGTGCGTTCAGCAACTGTTTCGTCCGGGATACGAGCGAGAAGCAAGCCGCCCACTCCAAACACACCTTCATATTTACCTGAATCAATAGTAGGCGCTTCAAAGTCGGGGTATTCGTCCTTACGGACCAGTTCCCAACCTTCACGCATCTTGGCGCTGACGTTCTTCCGATCATCAAATCCACGGGTTTCCGCACGGATCCAACGATGCTTAAAGCCGTCAGGGGCAGGCGGTGCATCCAGCATAGACGGGGGAGCCCAAGGCTTACGAATAGCCTGCTTCTCCCTAGTTTGGGTAGCGCGAGCAGCCCGATTGATGCTCGAACCACCGATTTGGTTTTCTTGTTCGCTCATCGATCAGTCCCTCACGTATTTCGCATATTCTTCAAGCGGCACTCCCAATTTCTTCGCAATTGCGACTTGGCTCGGGGAGAGTCGAACCTTTTTCCCACTGCGCCCAGATACGTTCCTTGATGCTCCAACAACCGTCTGAGCGGGTCGTCTGTTGGAAGCGCTACCAGAATTGCCAAATTTATCGGCAATTCGACGGTCCAGTTCAGTATAGTATTCATCACTTTGCGGGTCAAATCCTTCCGATTCGACCATCTTTTTATGAATACCAAACGCGGCATACGTCATGGCTTCGTCCGAGCCAAACCACGTATTTCGCAACGCCCACTGCTCCGCTTTCGGATCAGGGCGGCGCGGTTGCTGCGCAGGCATGGGCTGCTGCGCTTGATGTTGCGCGGCGGCGGCCTGCTGCTGACGATACCGCTCTTGCTGAATCTTTGCCTGATTTGCTCGGTCTTGCTGAATTGCAAGGTTGGTCAAAGCGCGCTGCGCTTCTACAGTGGCTTTGCTATCCCCAATCTCGATAGCACGAGCTAACGCAGACTCGACTTGCTGCATCTGAGTATTCACCCGGGTGGTGTACTCAGCCACATAGTTGGTGTCCAAATTGGACATGCGCTGCTTGAGGTCATTCGCCTCTGCTTGAATAGCCTTCGCGTAATTCAGCGCCTCTTGCTCACGCCGCTCCGCTTCGCGCATCTTCTTCGTCAGACGATCAATACGCTTCTGCGTCGCATCCCCTGCACGCTTAAAATTGTCGTCGTCTTCCAGTTCGACTACCGGCTTTTCTTCCGTAATCTCGACTTCGGCCCCTACTTCATCGTCAAAGGCCATTGATTCGTTATCTTCAGAACTGATCATGTCTATCCTCACAAATGGTGAATGTCTTCAGGGTCCATGATGGTTGCCAGAATCTCGTCGTCATTGAGAATCCGAACTTCCCCGCCGTCGATCTGGAATCGAGATCCGGCATAGCGGGCAAACATGACCCACTGCTTTTCCTTGCACCACGGGCCAGACGGAAACTTTTCCGTGTCTTTGTACGCCAGCGGTCCTACCTTGAGAACATAGCCAACCTGCGTAGAAATCTGGCTTTTCTCTTGAACCTCGTTCGGCAGGAAAATGCCGCCAGCGGTCTTTGCCCGGCCTTGATACGGAAGAATAAGAATCCGCCAACCCGTAGGCGCGGGCATCCTTTCAAGAAGACTTACCCCGATTTTGTCAGGATCAAGCCGCGGCTTTTCGACATACGCGTCCGCCAGATTCGGCTTGGTCTTTGTCAGTTCTTCAAGACCGCGTTGCGCGGCCTCAAGATCAATCTTTGCAGCTTCAGTCAATTGATCGCTCCTGTTTTTCTAGCAGGCTCTTGAGTTCCTGTTCCACGTGATTAAGGCACTCTAAGTTGCCCATAAGCTCACGATAATGCTCCATCGACTTCACGTTCCCATTCCGCATGTAGTCGACACAGCCTTGGCGACGGTCTCGCAAAATGCGAAACACGGCCTCAGCAATCCTTATTTCATCCACTAAATCCTCGCATATTATCGAACATCGTCCGATAGTATCCTAGCAGATCGTATACATCCGACGCTAGGGAAGAGGCCGCTTACTCTGCCAAGAGCAAGGCTTGTTGAAGTGTTTCGAGATTTCGGCGAGTCCAGCCACGACCGAACGTTGCAAACGTTTTCAAGCTCTCGTAAAACGCTTGTCGCTGTTCGTACAGGTCTTCAACCAGAATCTTTGCGGGCTTTTTACTAACAAGCTGTATTGTTTTTGGCCCGATCACGCCGTCTTGTGACGCGCCGACTTCCTTTTGCAAAGCCCGGGCTACCCGTGAAACACCGGAGTTCACCGCCCAGTCAAAGCATGCCCAGTCCACGCCAGAAGGCAATTCATCCCCTCGGAGCTTGTCCCAATATTCCGTCTTATACAGCGGAGAAACGTCGGACACGCTTAACGCGCGCATCTCCTGTTCGCTAACGGGGCGCTGGATCCATGCTTCATAGACGGCCTTGGTAACACCAAGGTTTGTCATCCCGCCGGGATCTCTGGGGTGTTTTACAAAGCCCCCTTCGTGTTTAAGCAAAAACGCTAAACATTGGTCCCAGTTTTTTTTCATCTTCGGAGTTATCCGCCATTGAAGGGGGCTAAGGACGCTACCCCTTCCGGACGAAGAAACGGATTATCTTGGCGGGCTGCCGGTGGCGGTAAATTCCTGCGCAACCCAAACATAGTTGCTACTTCTCCACCCCGTGCGGTGTTACCGGTAGTAGCAGTCGGGGTTAAATCCCCGACAACGTAATTACCGGGCACTGTGTTTGGCGCTCCCGCTACGGATCCCGTTCCAGTGCCTGTGCCCGTTCCGGTGCCTGTGCCCGTTCCGGTGCCCGTTCCGGTGCCTGTGCCCGTTCCGGTGCCCGTTCCGGTGCCCGTTCCGGTGCCTGTGCCCGTTCCGGTACCGGTGCCCCTTTCAGCCCTTTCCTCCGCTCGTTCAGCAGCCCCGTAGCCCGCTGTACCGGTGGTGGACATAAACGTACTAAGGGCCGCTTGCTCCCTCGGCGTTAAGGAGCTGAGAGTTCCACCAAACGCATCGCTAATGAAACCTCCGGGGGCCATTCCGTATCCAAGAACACCCGCGGTCAAAGCGTCTGTCATGTCTCCGCCCGCAGCTAAAGTAAGGCCCGCTCTACCTACGCCTTGACCAAGCGCTGTTCCTAAAAAAGGCGTGGAGGATGAGGGTGTTCCCGCAAAAGCGCTTGCGTCCGCAAGATAAGCACTACCGCCAGCAATCGCCGCGGCTTTAAGGGCATCCCCCCAATCCGCCCCAGAAGCTCGTGTAGTAGCCCCAGAAGCGAGAGCGGCTCCCCAAGGACCACCAAAATACGAGCCGACCGCCGTGAGGGCCGCGTTAACCACCGGATTAGACATTACCTGCTGGAACTCACTGGGGTCATTTTCAGGGTTCCAGTACCCTCCAATCGAGGGACCGTATTTTTGAAGGTCGGCATACGGATTATCGGAATACTTCTTCCTTTTGGTGCCGTAGGAGAAGTGGGCTTCAAAGTCCCCGAAAGCTACCCTTTGCGGTAGGTTAAACTGTGATCGAATACTGTTTATCTTGTCAGTAAACTCTCGTTGGTCGTATCTTTTATTCCTATAATCCAACCAAGCCAGCTCTGTTTGCTCGTCCGCGGACAGGTACTTTCTTAGGTCTTCGTTGTCCGAGTAATACTCGTACCATGTTTTTATATCATTGGCTACCTGCGCCCCCTCTCCTGACGGTCGGAAAGGGAGATAAAGATTCCCGATCTGTTCTGGGCGGTTAGTCGCAACATAGCCCGGGGTTTGGTTTAGTTGAAGCATCTCGCTGTAACCAACGCGCGTTTTACCCGGAGTGGATAGCGGAGCTGCATAGGTAGTGCCATTAAAAATATCAGTGGCACCCACCAAGTTGTTCTGTGGGTTTACTACGTAGGAAGCGGCGGCAGGCGAGGCAGAACCACTTCCAATTGGGGTGGTGTAATCAGCCGTCATTGCGTAATTAGGCGAAAGACTTTCGATACCTTGTAAAACAGCCCCCATGTCTACGGAAGTGCCATCAGGCAATACGGTGACTCCGCCATATGCCGCAGGATTTGGCACATTGTTCCCAACCAGACCGCGACCACTCGCCGTATTTTCCGCTTGTCCACGTGCTGGTTGAGGTTGTTGCGCGGCTGCTTGCTGGGCGGCTGCTTGTTGCGCGGCTGCTTGCTGCGCGGCTGCTTGTTGCGCGGCTGCTTGCTGCGCGGCTGCTTGTTGCGCGGCTGCTTGCTGCGCGGCTGCTTGTTGCGCGGCTGCGATCCGTTGTTTCTCCGCTTCTTCCGCTAACCGTTTGCGTTCTTGCTCCTGCTGAATTGCCAACAACTCCGCCTGAGTAGTCGTCGCTTTGCTTTTCCGCGTAGACAACTTAGGCCATTTTAGCC